AATGGAGCCGAAGCAAGCGGACATGTTCAAGGAGAGCAGCGAATGAAGCGGATCGCGTGCGTGCTGATTGCCTGGCTGGTGCTAACAGGGCTTGCCAGTGCCCAGATTTCCATACTTGGTGAGACGAAAGTAGAGCCGAACAAGTTAGTTCGGCTGAAGGCGGACGGAGCCGATCCCAAGGCGGGCATCCTGTGGCGAGTCTATCCGCCGAACGTGGATAAGGCGACCACGGGCAAGGGGCTGCTGGAGTTTGTCGCGGCTCCGGGTGCGTACCGGGTGGAACTGCTGGCGATTACGCTGGCTCCAGACGGCACGACGGCAATTGCCGAGGCTGTGGCGAGTGTGGTTGTCGGTGGCGAGCCGATGCCAGATCCCAAGCCGGACCCCGGACCAAAGCCGAATCCAAAGCCCATCGCGAAGGCGTGGGTTGTGATTGTCGAGGAGACTGCCGAGGCTCGGGAAGGTCGCGGCAAGATGGTCACGGACAAGGACTTGCACGGATACCTTTCCGGCAAGGGCTGGAAACTCCGCATGACGGACAAGGACGTAGTGGACGCCAACGGCAAGACCCCTGCGGACCTGGCTCCGTATGTGGCGCGTGCGAAGTCCAAGGGGTTGCCGTTTTTCTGCGTGGTGGACCAGGACGGTACGATTCGCACCGAGGGGGCGTTGCCCGATACGGCTGCGGACCTGCTGGACGTGCTGAAGAAAGTGGGTGGTTGATGCAGACACACATCGACGAAAATGGAGTGGTGCGATACCTCGGCAACCTGATGCCGACGAAGGGACCGTCTGCCGATTGGCAAGTGTTCGGAGACGTGCCGAGCCAGGAGATTATCCCCCGGTCGCGGTGGAAAGACCTCGTTCCTGATGAGTTGGACAACCAGCATCCCTACGCCTTGCTTGACTTCGTCCACGACCAGGACGGAATCGGCATGTGCAACTGTTCGGCGACGGCAGCTCTGGTTGAATGCTGCCGGGCTGCCGCTGGCTTGCCACATGTCCCGCTCTCTGGTGGCGACCTGTACCGCAGGATTTCGGGCGGATACGACCGTGGCTCAATGCTGGAGGACGGGCTGTCCGAGGCGATCAAGAATGGCATTCTCCCGGTCGAGGATTGCCCCTACCTGGACTGGCGAAACAACCCCGGTAAGCAGGCGACCCGGCTCCGGTACCGAATGCTGGAATGCGCCATCTGCCCGACGTTTGACCATTTCTATTCGGCTTTGATTCAGGGCTGGTTCGGTATCTCGGGCGTCATGTGGTACGGCAACTACCGCACGGACCAGGACGGCTGGTTGCCCGTTCAGGGATCGGGCGGCGGCGGCGGTCACGCCCTGCTTGCCTACAAGCCGACCCGGCGAGGCAATCGCTTCGCGGTCTGGAACAAGAACTCATGGACTCCGCAATGGGGCTACCGTGGCACCTGTGCCATTCCAGAGACGGGCTACGTCGGACCCGTGGGCGGATGGTGGGTGGGCAAGCTGGTCGTGACCGAACAGGGCGACATCCCGGCACCCAAGGAGTGACATCATGCTGACGCTCTTGCTTGCCTGCGTGGTGTCTGCTCCTGAGCCTCTGCCGTGCCCTCGGTTTGCCGAGGTGCTGCCGGTGCCTCAGTTCGTGGATGACACCCCCGCTCTAGTGGTCGCGGCGACCACTCCGCAGGTGGTCTATCGCCTCGGTTCGCTGCCGCCCAACTTCACGCCGCCCAATCCGGCGGCTTACAACCCGCTACCGTTCTACGCGCCGACGTACACCTATCCGGTCGTCGGCGGATACGCGGCTCCGACATACTGTCTGCCGGGACGCTGACGGTGATTCAACGGGGGCAGTTGCCCCAATGCACTCGGGGCGGGCACGGTTGACCCGCAGACAACGCCTTAAAATGCGGCCAGTGTCGTGGCTGGGGGCCACAGTGATACAAGACCACGACAACCCGGTTCGACTCCGGGCGGGTGCGATGTCTTTAACCTCAAGGAGAGATTCCATGTCTTACAAGTACCTCCCCAACCACCTCGACGCCGACGCGGTCAATGTCCTCATCGCGATCGTCGGCGGTAGCGTTCCGCTCTCGGACACTGTCGATGCTGCCTACCACGTCGGCGGCTTCGCGCTCGCCAAGATTGTGCCTGAGACGCCCCGCGTGGGTGCCGCCGAGATGACCGACAAGGAGAAGGTCGAACTGCTCGTCCGGCTCCGCAACCACTACGCGGGACAGCCTGACCTTGTCGCTGCGGTCGAGATCCCCTGGGCACTGGTGTGGATGATCGTTCAGCAGATCGTGAACAAGTACCTCCAGAGTTAAGACGTGCTGGCACCTGGGGCGGGCGGACTCGCTGACTGCAGGCAACAATCTCCACGCTGGCGAAATACGATGCAGCGGTGATGGCGTGGCTGAAACCCGGTTCGACTCCGGGCAGGTGCTTGGTGAAATCCTTCTTTAAGGGGTTCCTCGATGGAATGGATTGCCTTGGTGACGGTGATTCTGGAGTTGCTGCGTCCGATCCTGCAAGCCTGGCTCGAAAACCTGCTCAAGCGGGCTGCGGCGGACCTGGACTCGGGCGTGACAGGTCCGGTGCATTACGACCCGGAGACAGCCGAACGGAGAGTCTGGGATGTGGCAAGCGCACTGCTGGAGGCGGATGCAGGCGAGCTATCCTGGTGGAACTGGCTTGGCAAGTGGCGGGACGCTTCGAGGCGACGGTACTTCGAGGCTGCAAGGCGTGCTGCACTGGCTCGCGAGGGGCAACTGTACCGGGCGGCGTACTATCCCGGTCATCCTGCCGACCCGTTGACGGGTGACGAGATCCGAGTCATCGAACAGGAGGGCTGATCGTGGGCGAATCCTGGGTGATCCTGCTGGCATGGGGTGCGGTCTACTCCGCTGGTGACCTGCCTCCCGGCGTGCAGGATCGGCCGGGGTTCGACCTCGCTGTTCGTGCCATCGCCGTGCGGGAAGAGTGGATCGTGCAAGGACAGGACTGCTCGCTCTGCTCCGCTCGTGCGGCTCGCCACGACTGCGAGGATCTGCCGCCTCTGTGGATCTTTGCCGTGCTGCCATCGCGGAGTTGGATCGACGGGCAGCGGCGATTCGCTCAAGGACACCTCGACTGGCTCGACGACCAGATTGCACTGACGCCGCCGGGAGGACGCCGCAACGATCTGGAGGACTGGCGCGAGGAGGCAGCAAGGCTTGATCGGCTGTACGAGTGGGTAGCGTCCGCTCACTACCAGATCAGCGATCCGCCAGCGGTCGTTGCCGCTCGTCAGGCTCTAGGTCATGTGCGGGATATGATTGGTAGGGACGCTCTGGAGCGTGGAGCGTTGCCTCCGATCGTGCCGCTCTGGAGGTTCCGCCGTGTGCGATGAGTGCTGGTATCTGCTGGAGTCGATCGGCGTGGCGTTCCGACTGGCGTGTGTCGCGATCCTGGCATCGCTTGCCGTGGCGGCTCTGGTCGATGCTCTGACGGATCCTGGCAACGTGGACGAATGAGAAAAGCCCCGGAGGTTATCCGGGGCTTGTTCGTTTTCAGCCCATGCCTACGAGGTTATCGAGGATCTCGTAAATCGGCTGCGGATCAACGCCGTGCATCCGTCCGAGCATCCATGCTGCACCCTGGATCACTGCCATGAGTCCGCAGCGTCCCACGGAAGCCTGGTTTGCCTCCGTGAGCCACCAGTGATCGATTCCGCTGGCGGTCCACTCGGTGTCTTGCTGGAGAGTTTCCAGCACGGCGTTCTTTGCGGCAATGACACGTCCTGTCATTGCACTTCCAGCCAGCATTGCAGGCGCCTGCGCCTGCTCAATCTGCTCAGTGGTCATCGTCCCAATCCTCCTCTGTTGTGCCGCTCACCACACCCTAACGGTGGCAAGCGGCGAAGTTCCGGTTTCAGAACTGGAAAACCAGTCTCCAGCTCCGATTGTTCTCCAGGTAGTCAGCCGTCATGGTTGCACCATGACGGCTGACTGACAAGACCCGACCCCGCACTACCTCGGCGGCTTGCTCTGGCGACAGCCTGTCGCGGTCGCCCATGCCCGACACTCTAGTTGGGCTGACACCCTCTTCCTCGATGGCGTCGGCGAGGATTGCGGCGGCATCCTGCCGGTCCTCTAGGTACACCGGGAGTTCATCTGGCTGGTGAAGCCAGCGGAGCATCTTTTCGGTGTTGCTCATCTCACCTCCTCGCCCCTCTCGGGCACCTTGTGTTCCCACCATGGATACGCTCCAGGGTGGCCTTACACTACAAGATAGGGGGGGCCGTAGACCCCTCCGTCTCCCCGATGGATGGACACTGTCGATCCGTCGGGGAGACGGACCCGGGAGTCGTCTATGACGACTCCCCCCCCTATGGCCACTGCAAGTGGCTCTATAGGGGCTCCAGCCCGCAACGGGCCATTCCCCGTTGCGATGCCACGGCATGTGTTTACCGTGGCCCCCATAGGGAATATGTACCCTATGGGGAACATCACCCTGCCCATTGCTGGGTAGGTCCAGCCGGCTGGCCACAGGGCCAGGGCCAGGGCTGGATCAGTTGTCACCCTGATGACCATCTCTTTTCTCCTCGCCCTCTCGGGGCTCCTTGTTCTCCACCCTGAATACTCTCCAGGGTGGTCAGAAATTGCACTCGTTTTCAGCTTGCCGTCCGCGTTGGACGGCACTCCTCGGTGTATCCTTTGCACGGCTGCCGGTGAAGCCGTCGCACCTCGGCTTGCTCCTCGGCGGACATCTGCCGCCAGAGATCGCGAGCGAGCCGCTCGCCTGCCTGGTCGTCCGCCGTGAGGCTCTGGACGACCTCGAAATACTCGCGGATCAGGTCACGCATCGTCTCAATCCTCCTCACGGTCGGTAGTCGTCCACGCACCATTTGCCTCGTTGGCAACTGATGCGGCGTCCGAGGACGTACCGCATGCCAGCCCAGATTTCGTAGGTGCCGCCGAGAGCCTCGACATACCGCTTGGCGAGCGGCTCGATCACATTGGAGAACCACCATTCGCTCTTGGAGACGGTTGAGCCTGCCAGCGATTCGGCAAGCCCGTAGGCGTGCATCCACAGAGAAAGTGCGTCCTTCCGGGCGATACACTGTTCGGCAACGATGCGATCAGAGATGCTGATTTTCAGCGTGCGTTCTGCTATCTGGCTCGTCATCGTCTCAATCCTCCAGGGTAAGCCCCGCGATCGCGGGGCGGGTGTAGTGCGGGGTCAATCAGGCGTAGTATTCGGCAAGGAAGTCTTCGCGGCTCCACGTCTCCACGTCCTGACCATTCTCCACCTTAAATGTCGGTTGGAACTCCGAGTGCTGCCGAGAGCTTCGCGACGGTCGCCACGGTTGGTTGGCTTCCACCAACTTCGAGGTTGTGGATCTGGGGCACGGAAACCCCAGATTTTTCGCTCAGGATTGCTACTGAAATGTCGGCAGCAATCCGAACAGCTTTGAGGCGACTGCCGAAGTCGTCCATCACTCGGCGGCAGTCGAGGCCGCCTTGCGGTCGTTGCACCGCTCGCGGCAAGCCTCGACGATCTCGGCAGCCGCTTCGGTCGCGTCATCGCTAGTCTCCTGGCAGATGGCGTCCAGAGCCATCTCGTCGGAATCGCTCAGGCATCCGGCAGACGCCGTAGCCTCATACTCGTCACCGCTCCACACCTGGCCGACGAGTTCCATAAACCGGGCCGCTGCTTCGCTCATCTCAGTCTCTCCTTGTTCTTGGCGCTTCGATTTACCTTACACCTTCAATATAGCTGCATGAAATCCGCTAGTCAAGGCTTAGTGGTAAAAATTTGCGGAATTTCTTGCAGCGTGATATACTAGGGGTAAGGAGGTGTGATATGACGTTCGGCGAGCGACTAAAAGCGGCTCGGGAGCGGGCGGGGCTAACAGCTCATGCCCTGGGCAAGAGGACGGGTGTAGACCCGCAGACAATACGCAGGATTGAGGCGGGGACGTGCGACCCGCAACTATCTACCGCTCAACTGCTGGCGGCTGGCGTCGGTGAGTACCTGGAGGAGCTTGCCGGGCCGTTGCCCGAGTTGCCCGAGTACGAGCCGCCCAGGCGGGGGCGAAAGCCGAAGGCGGACGTAACGGGCTGATTTGATCCTACCCGTTTGGGGCGTGTACTCTTTGGGCTACCCAAGGAGTACACGAATGCAGCAGGATACCGACCTCTTCCCTCACCTCGCCGCACAATCCATCCTCCAGGCAATTGGCAAGCCTCCCTCGGCGGTGCTGGTCACGCTCGCAGGTGAGCAGGTGCAGCAGTACGCCCGGCACATGCGCCAACTGTCCGCCGTCGAGAAGCACCCCAACGCTGCCGATATTGTCGCGTCGATGCCGGACGATTCCCGCCGCTTGCTGGTCCGCCAGGTGATCGAGTGGAGCAAAAAGGAGCATCCCGAGGAGGCGGATTTCGTGCCACCGTGGGGGCTGATCGAGGAATTGTGCGAGGAGTTGATACGGGGCAGCGAGCCGGCGTAGGATCTGGAGACAAAGCAACCCGCGAGGATTACGGCCTCGCGGGTTGCAAAATTAGAAGCGTGCGTGCCTCTGGGTGGATTATACACCACGGGGGAACTTTCGCCATGCCTTTTGATGACGTCGAGCTAATGGATGAGCCGCGCCACGTCGAGCGGCAAAAGAGACTCACCGAAGAAGATATTCTTGAACGCCAGGAGCAACTCCAGTCCGCACTCGTTTTGCCTGACGATGTGTGGGATGTTCTCGTTGACCTTCTGTGCCCGGACACGACCGAGATCCCGCCCCTGCCGATGAGTCCGACGCGAACCCTGCCAGGTTCCGAGGATCGCCTCCGCGTGATGATGGCTCGCCGCGATGCAGGATTTCAAATCTTCCACCCCGACGACCTGACTTGGGAAAGCAAACTAGCCGAGCGACTCGGCATTGCTGGCTGTCGGCTCCGCAATGGCGTTGCCGATCGTCTGGGAATGCCCGTGGTCGAACAGAGGCACGATGGGCAGCACGAGGTTAACGGCAGCGTTCTGGAGGGGTTCAGACTCCCTGCGGAAAGCATCCTCGTCGTCGGCAAGGTGGAGCCGCGACGACGCAAGAAACGAGAGCTTGCCACCGCCGGCGGACAGTGCCAACAGGGGCTGCTGTTTTCTCAGAACTAACTATCCCGTCGAGGGTCTTCCGGGGGAAGCAGTTCCTGCCGGAAGACGGGTATATCGCGAGGTGCCTCAACGCCGATGCGCACCCGCCCCCGGTCGATCTCCACGATGGTTATAACAATGTTGTCGCCGATGTGGATACGTTCACCGCGCTTGCGTGCCAAAACAAGCATCCCGTCCTCCCTGTTCATATCTCCCGAATCGTGATCCCGTACAGAGCCTGCATCAGCTTGAACTTGAGCCGGTAGATCGCCGTCTTGACGCCCTTGACGTCCTCGATTATGCGGGCACCGGTCGCGGTCTCGACGTACTCAAAATCCGCGACATACTTACCGAGCTTGACCCCGTTGACGGTCAACGCAAAAGGCGGGTGGCAAGCCAGCCCGGTGATGCGTCCCGCAGCCTGAAGGATCTTCAAAGACCCGTACCGGGCGGCTTCCTTCTTCGAGTCGAAGCGGATTCCGTCCACGGTCGTCGGGATGTTGTGGTACTTCCTTTTTGCCATGTCGGACAATCGCACAGAAGCGCATCCGGCAACAAGCAGGGCTGGACGTTCGGACGGCTTCAAGTGTCTACTTTTGTCTGTTTTAGCTACCGTCCAACGTCCAAGCGCCCAAAACCCTAGGGGGCTGGACGCTGGACGGTCGGACGATGGGGTAAAAACATACAAAAGTAGACATTAACTGTATGACTAATTTAGTTTGAACAAGTATAAATTCTGCTTGCCGGTGGGGTGTGAGAAGGGGAAGATGGTTTTATTTTGGAGGTGAAAATGGGGCGGGTAAAGAAGAAATCGAAGGGTCCGCATCCCTACCGGGTGACGGTAACGCGGTACTTCGATCGGGACGGCAGGCAGTGCCGCAAGGGGACGCCTGGAGCCAAGCCGAAGAAGACGCGAACGGAGACGTACTACGCCGACTTCTGGGACGGCTCCAAGCGGCAGCGGGTGCCACTGGGGACCAATTCCCTTCAGGAAGCCTGGCAGAAGATCACCGAGGAGCAGAAGCGCCGGCACGATGCCGCGTTGGGCATTCGCGACCGCTTCACCGAGGCGGCAGAAAAGACAATGGAGGAGCACCTATCCGCGTGGCAAACGATCGTCGAGGCGAACGGCACCACGGCAAAGCAGGCGGCAGCCGTGCGGCATGGGGTGGAAGTGCTTGCCACCTGTGCGGGCTGGAAGCGGATCACGGACATTGACCAGGACTCGGCCCTGTTGGCTTTGGCTCGCTGCCAGCAACCGTGCCCGGAAAAACCCAAGGGGAGAAGTGCCCAGACGCGCAATCACTTCCGCTCGCACCTGCGGCAGTTTGTCGCCTGGGCAGTGGCAAGCGGACGCCTGCGGTCGGACCCGCTGGGGCGTCTCGATCGCGTGGACGTCTCCACAGACCGCAGGCACGACCGCAGGACGCCAACGGACGAAGAGGTAGCCAAGCTGTTCGAGGTGCTGGAGAAGCCCGAGACGGTCGTCCTGCGGGGCATGACGGGCTACCAGCGGGCCCTGGGCTACCGGGTGGCAATGGCAACGGGCCTGCGTGCCAGTGAGTTGCGGTCACTGGCGTGGACGAACTTCGATTGGAAGAGAGGGACGGTCACGCTGGCGGCTTCTTACTCGAAGAGAAGAAGAGAAGATACCATCCTTCTTCCTCCCTGGCTGCTCTCCATGCTCCAGGCGTGGCAAGCCTCCGGGGGTGAGTTGTGGTCCGGCTTCCCGTCCATCCATCCCGGTCAGGTGCTCAAGTCGGACCTGGCGTTGGCAAGCATTCCCTACAGCGTTCGCAGCCCTGGCGGGGTCGAGCAATACTTCGACTTCCACTCTCTACGCCACTACTTCTGCACCTGGGCCGCCCATGTGGCAAGCATCAGCCCCAGGACGCTCCTGGCACTGACGCGCCACTCATCCGTTGAACTGGCGATGGGGGTCTATGGCGTGACGCAGCAGGGCGACGTGCGCCTTGCGGTGGATGGGATGAGCGAGCCAGGGAAGAAGAAAGAAGAGAAGAAAGAGAGAGAGTAATTTCTCTCCTTCTCTAAGCATAAGATTGTTGTTTAGACTATTTTTGTTCTTAGCAACTGTCAGATATGCCATTCCTTGCGGGCGTCCAGGTCGAACGCAACCCCCTGGCGTCCGTGGCACTCAATGAACGCAGACCGGACGCCCTCCTCGCCCCACCTTCCGGCTTTCAGCCCAGCCCCGTAGTCGCAGGCGTAGCGGTACAGGGCGAGCGTGTACGGGCTGGTCGTGAGGCAGTCCGGCGTAAAGGCGTCCTCAAGAACCTCGGACGGGGTCACGTTTTTAGCGACCTCGTCGTTCATGTCCTTGCGTTCAAACCACCGCAGAAGGTGAATATGGGCAGGCTTAACCCAGACCGGGTATGACGTGCCGCTTCGCACATTCTTGATGGCATGGTGAGATTCGACGCAGGCAAAGCGGGCGTGGCTGACTACCCGGGGAAGGTAGTAGCCGTTGACCGCGTACAGCAGCAGTCGGGGTTCTGCGTGGAGCGAGTCTCCCACCCGTTTAGCCCAGCGCCAGCGTGTGGGTGGCGCGTTGGCTTCTTGCAGCAGGTCGCAGTACATCCACCAATCAGCTGGGTCAAGGCTGTCCGGTCGAGCGGGGTACTTACGCTTTGCCATCGCCTCACCTCCCTGCACGCTTCGGCTGCACGAATGGCAGAGCAACTTGGATGAGTACGTCATTGCCGTGGCTGTCGCGGTAAACCACCAATACGAGCGGAGGATCATAACTGCCATCGGTGAAGAATTTCGCACAGCGACACTCAACCCGACCAACCGAAAGGGTTTCGGTTGGAATTGCCTTGCTAGCCAGACCGGGGGACTCGCCAGTGCTCTTTATCACCTCGGCTTGATCGTAATGGATGCGGTTCTGAACACCGTCGCTATCGACAACTAGAACCTTTCCCTCCGTATCGAACCAAGCGGTTACGAGCGGACCAAGCACAGCAGCCATCGCCTTGACCTCCCTGTCAGATGCTCACGTTGTTGTCAGGCTTCAGGGTCAACTCGTTGCCGTATCGCATTGCCTTGTAGAGCATCTTCAGCAGAGCATGGTATTCACCGTCCACATGCTGCACGCCCATTGGACCCATGAACGGGGCGACGTGGCAATCATCACGCTGCCAGGGTTTCTCATCGTCCGCCGTGATGAGCGTCAGGGTAGCGTCCCCCTCCTCGAACTGGATCAGGCACCGTCCCGCACAGCACCACGTCATCACCTTCATGCCGCGAAGCTCGCCAGACATTCCGCGCGAGTCGCAATCGTTGACCATCTTCTGGAGCGTCGGATACCACACCAGCGCCTCGAACATCTTGGCTCGTGAGTGCAGTTCGTTCGACGCCTCGTAGTAAACCCCGTCGCTTCCCATGCCACCCACGGCACGAGTCACCTTGAGCATCGCGTCGATCATGTCCCGGTTGTTCAGCCGATCCATTGCCTTACCCTCCTGAGAAGAATCCGAACATTCCCAGTATGTCGCAGGGGAGAACCTGGGACAATGTCAGCACCCAGGTACACCTGTGAGTTTTAGTTGCACTGTTTAGTTGTACGATTAGTTGTACGGGTGAATTGCCATCATCTGCACCAGACGACAACTGTATACTACCGATGTGGACACCTGGAATTCGGTCATAAAGTGCCTGGGCATGGGCTTTTCCGGCGTGTATTAGCGGAGAGGGAGGGATTTGAACCCTCGAGGAGCTTTCACCCCTATCGGTTTTCGAGACCGATTAGCCTGCACCATAAACCGATACCCTTCAATAACTTGTGGCAAGCCTTCCGAAGTGTTGCGCGTCCAGTTGTGCGGGGCGTTCGTTTTAACCGATTTTTCCTACCCCCCCCTACCTGCTGACCTACCATATCCTCCACCCTCCAGCGAGAATAAGTGAGTCACAGCCGCCGGGAGTCGCCTCTCCAATGGACCACGCAGACGATTTGCAGCACCTGCTAGCCAGGGTGCGGGCATACTGTGCCCACGTCGCCCCCGGCGAGGTGCCCCATGATATCCGGATCACGTTCCTTTCGGGTCGTAAACTTCAGCACCCCATCACTCAGCCCCTCGCGGCAGGCCCGCCACCGCGTAAGGCGTCCTACACCCACTCAATCGACTTTCGTGCCGTTTACTGGTTCGGCGTGGACTACTCCTTTGCTCCGACCCAGGCAGCCGTCGTGCGTGCTCTGTGGGAAGCGTGGGAGGACGGCACGGCAGAACTGGGAGCGGCGACTATCCTTGAGGCTGCCGGCAGCACCTGCGACCGCTTGCCGCCGCTATTTCAGGGGCACCCTGCCTGGGGCGTGATGATCGTTCGAGGCGAAGGCAAAGGGACGTACCGGCTCGACGCTCAGTAAGTGCAGTGAGTTGCAGTTTTTGCCCTGAGACACTTCTGCGGATACGCTGCGTTCCACCTTCAGCGTCCTCCGCATAATCCCTTCATGCGAAACGCCAACCCGGAGCGAAGACCATGACGGAAAAAAAGATTCTCAACACTGCCGAGCTGTGCGAGTACCTCGGCACAAGCCGCTGGTCTATCGCCAGGTGGGTGGCAAGCGGAGATCTGAAGTGCATCGTTCTGAGCCACCGCGAGCGAAGGTATCGCCTCGCGGACGTGGAGAAGTTCCTGGCTCGGCGAGAAAAGAAAATCAAAGGAGTCCGCAATCGTGAGCAAGAAGGCGCCTAAGACCGCAGGCAAGCCCTCGGCGACCCCGAAGCCGCCCAAGCCAAAGAAGGGCGTCTACGTCGCTCCCAGCCCCGAGGAATGGCGAGACAAGCCAGCACTCGCCAAGATCAAGGCAGAGTTCGGCAAGCACGCGGGCGACATTCACAAGCTCCAGTTCGAGCTACGAGCCGTCAAGGCGAAGCTCAAGAAGTACAAGGACGCGGCGGCTTGGGTCTGCACCTACATGGGTGCCGCCGGGGTGGACGAATCGGCGGCAATCTGTGCCAAGTTCGAGTCCATCGAAGAAGAAAAATAACTATTTTCTCGAAATAGTTTGAGCCGCTACAGATTGCCAGGCTTGACTATTTTAAGGCAAAGTTCATCGTCCAACGTCCAGCCCCCTAGGAACTCTGGACGCTGGACGTTGGACGATGAGAAAATAACCTGTACGAACAATCTTTAGGACTCGCCAAGTCTGGCAATTGGCACGGTATTTGCCAGGGGCGAAAACAAGGAGGCGAATCATGTCGAACGAGATGCGAGGGATGACCCCGGAAGAGATGACAGCCGCACAGGCGTACTCCCGAGCCGAGTCTATCGTGATTCTGGCTCGCGCGATCATGCTGGCTTCCGTCACGAGCGAAAGCCTGTCGGTCGGCTATCCGGGCTGCACCGAGGAAGAGGCGAAGGCTGCACGCGGAATGAACGCGCATTTGGTTCTGGCATCGTTCGAGGCGGCAAGGGAGTTCTATCGCCTCGCTGCGGAGACGTTGAGAGCGGCGGAGAGTTGAGGCGTAGAAAGTGACAAGCCAGGGCGAGCGGGCGCGGTTAGTCCTGGTCCTTGCGGCTCGCCTCGTCTTGTTCCAGTTGCCGAACGAGCGCAAGGCGTATGTACGCACCGTCGCTAAGACCCAGCCGGGCAGCTTGAACTTTCAGGCGTTCGGCTAGGTCGTCGGATAGTCGCATCTCGAAGCGGACGTCGAGCGGACCCTGCTTCTTCTTCGACATTACTGCGGACCCCAGTAGCGGCATCGTTGTCTCCAAAATTCAGGTTACGTTACTCGTCCGGTACTATCTACCGTAGCACGTTCGGTATTCTTACGTAAAAATTCCAGAATTCCGATTGACTCTTACGTAAGTCTGACGTAAGATTCCATTGTCGAGATGAACGAACCACCAACACAACGGAGACGACCATGAGCGACCGAACGATGGAAAAACTGGAAAACGTCGGGCTTTACTACCTGATGTTCGGGATGCCAGCCATTGCTCTGATCTGCATAGCATCGCCGGTCGTCGGGCTTTCGATTCTGGGTGTCGGTCTGGTGCTCGCCACGCTCTACGTTCTGGCTGACAACTAACCCCGGAAAGGAGACGACCATGCCGGTAGTTCTGCCCCAGCGAACGATGAGTTGGAACCGAGCGACCCGAATGCTCACCCTGAGCATTCCCAAGTCCTCAAAGAAGACCGAAGTCGTCTCCTACCAGATCGAAAGCATCCAGCCCGATGACGGCTTCTGGGATCACCCGGTTCGTTGCTTCCGGGTCACGAATCAAACCAATCACGAGTCTTACGATGTCGTGATTGACTGCCAGGAAGCGGAAGAGGTTTCTCATTCCTGCGACTGCCCCGGCTTTACTGCCCACGGGCACAAGGGGACGTTGTGCAAGCATATCGCGTCTCTGCTGACGCTTGTTAAGACCAATCGAATTTGAACACCAAGTTAAGGAGTTTGACCATGTACCGTGACGAACTGAATGCTTTCGAGTGTTGGTTTACCCTGCTGGGCGGGGTGCTGATTGGTGCCCTGCTGTTGCCAGCCGGATTGGGTGTCTACTACCTCGCCATAGCGGACGAGGGAAATATGACCGTGCGGGCGATTGAGACTCGCCGAGCCATCCACGACTCGCCAGTAAACGCCGTTGCGACCACAACCCGCCTTGCTAGCCAGGGCTGGGCATGGGCGAACGCAAGCGACCAGCCCGCCAGCCCAATCGAGACGGGCTACACAGCCCAGCCGGTTGAGGGACGCCCGCAGCAATACGCCCTGCTTGCCAGCACGCCGAACAAACGCCGACGCCGGACCGGCAAGGCGTTGACTATCGGATGGATCACGTCCGCCGTTCGCCTGCTGCTCCTCGTCCCGTTCGCTGCTTTGTGCCTCGGATTTGCAGCCTTCGCGGTCCTGTCCGGTGCGATGTCCGAGCACCTACCCGACCGCCGAACCAGCACCCCCGAGGGGCTTGCCCTGCTCTGGTCCATCTTCTTCGCCCAGCACGTCGAGACGGCGGGCGGACCCGACCCGGAACGTCATGCCGAACGGACTACGGCCCTGAGCCAGTTCGACGCACCGCCCGAGCCGGTCATGCCAGCCCAGCCCCAGGAGAAGCCGCGACTTACCGAGCACCAGCGAGCCACCATCGGCACCGTCAAGGAGCGGCTCGCCATGCTCGAAACCGGCTGGCATCGGGTTGAGTTTGTCACCAGCGGAATGAGTCCGGCTGGCAAGGCTGCTCTCACCAAGCTGGTCCGTGCGGGAGTCCTGCCGTACTTCGGGATCGAGGTCGCGGACAACGGACGCGAGTTCCGCCGGGAGGCACCATGATTGACCCCCTGCTTTTACGGCTCCACGCGGAGCTAGACCAGAGCCAGGCATCCATCGACACCTGGGTGGGAGCCAAGGACCACGAAACCATCGCTGCACTGTCCTCGGTGTTGCAAGAGATGATGCAAGATCCCGAATCCGAGGTACTCGAACAGATCATCGCCCGCCTCGCCCATCACGCACTAGCGGCATCTTACTGCCGCCTTGAGATCCAAAGAAACGGAGCCGGATCATGAGCGTTACCAAGCAGACCAAGCAGAGCGTCGAACTTCGCCGGGCGATCATCCGAGCTATTTCGCAACTGGCTCTCGGGCAGGAGATGGACGACGAGCCGGACGCCTTGCTGTCAGTCATCGAGAACGTCGAGGAGCAGTTAGGGCAGGTGGCTCGCGACTACCGCGAGACGCGAGCCGAGGAAGCAGACGAATCAAAGTTTCCGAACTGGTGAGCTACGGGCTGGCTCTACCCGCAAGCCGGACTGGGTCGCGCGACCCTAGCGGTAACTTGTGGATTCTCAACACCGAGTAGAGCCAGTCTGTTTTGCCCTGGGGAGTGCCGGGAGTGGCAGTGGATACCCCAGACCATGAGGGTCGTACCGGGGGCGGGTTCGAGTCCTGCCAGGGCAATGTGTCGAGTTTCAACACCGAACGAGGAGACGAATCATGGACACCGTTACGACGATCCCGCAGGCAACGAAGAAGTTGGTCGCGAGCATCAACGGAGCCTCTCAGCGGCTTCATGGTGTCGCCGCCAAAGTGGCGGGCATCTTCGGAATTCACGCCCCAGTTGCGCCTGCTGAGGGTGCGGATCTGAACCACGCGATGGGCGGCTTCATCTTCGGATCTCTGGCTGCTGCCGAGGTGTTCGACGAGGTGGCGGTGATGTTTGACGACTTCCTCGGCGAGCCAGAGTTGACGCCCGAGGTGGTCCAGATCGAGCAGGTGCAACCCCAGCCGGTCGAGGCTCACGAGCCGGCCCCCGAGACGCTGACCGTTCCCGCTGACGCGATCGAGCCAGACCCGTTCTGCGAGCAGGCGGCAGAGGATGCCATTGCCCAGGAGCGTGAGGAGAGCAACGCGAACATGAGCACGGCAGAGCCGGACTTTCCTGCGGACGCCGACCCCGTCAATCGTGTGGCGACCTACAACACGGAGCCGAGCACCAACGGTCACCACGGCGGACGTGCCAAGCGTGGCAAAAAAGGGGGTAAGTGACATGGTGACGATCGTCAGCAACGTCAACTGTATCGCAGCCCACGAGTTCCTCGGTCTGGCAGTCCAGCAGTTAGACCTGGCGAAAGCAACGCTTGAACGGGGGCGAGAGATGGCAAGACTTGGGCGAGGTTTCACGATGAGCGGGGCTGCGTTGGTTTCGGCGATCGAGACGCTCGCCCTGCGGGTCGAGGAATTGGCTGGCGATGTGATGAGTGTTGATAATCCCGAAATCCAATCGTAGAGGCATGGTGCGGTAGGGTTGGGCGGGGCAAGGTGAGGTTTGGCACGGTATGGCACGGCGGGGCTAGGCAAGGGGGCTTTTAGCCCACAACATAGGAGATGGCGATGAGCAATCAAAAGGTGACGTTTACGCTGACGGGCGACACTCCGCTGCTGATGCACATGGACAACATCGACGGGGCGGACGAGCTGAAATCGTGGAAAGCAGAGCCGGACAACCGGGATAAGACGGTGGCAGGCGACGACCGCGCCCCGGCGTGGACGTGGATGACCTACATCTACCACGACGGCGAACAAATCGCGTGGCCGTCGCCCAACCTGATGGTCTGCTTGCGACAGGCAGCCAGCAAGATGAGCCTCAAGGGAAACAAAACGTACAAGGAGGCGAGCCAGGCTGGGCTTGCTCCGCTGCACGAGTTCTTCGACTTCTTCCCGGTGACGGAATCGGGCGACATCGGCAAGCCGGTCATGGTTCGCCAGATCAATGAGATTCGTGACCTGACGTTCAGTGAGCAGCGTAAGGCTGTTGTGCCGCTGGGGTTTACGCTTGATGTGCGACGCGCTGCGGTCAACGGTAAGAAGCATATTCGCGTCCGTCCTCGATTCGATCAGTGGGTGATTGCCGGGCAAATGGAAGTTCTTCTTCCTGACATCCTGACCCCGGAAGTCATCACCCGCATCTTTGACCTAGCCGGAAGCGTCGGACTCGGCGACTGGCGACCTGGCTCGCCGAAGTCGCCCGGTGCGTTCGGCAAGTTCACCTCGAAAGTAAAACTCAAGTGAAGGAGTGGCAAGGCTAGGCTCGGCTCGGCTCGGCATGGCGTGCCGAGGTCAGGCGAGGCGGGGCAAGGGTTCCAATGGAGCAACAAGGAGGAAGGGGCAAAGATGCTGAAGCCGAAAGACGAGGGTGCGGCGAAGGCTCTGGAAAAGGTGTGGAAGCATGCTTCCAACCTGGGGCGTGGAGGTGTCATCGTGTGGGAGGTCATCGAGAAGGCGATTGGAGCCACCCGGTACGAATCGAAAACCAAGTCTCTGGTGGCAAAGCTCAAGCGCCGCATGGAGCGGGAACGGGGTATTACGCTCTGGTCCACCCCCGGAGTTGGCTACCGCCTCTGTACCGCTGCAGAGCAGCTGGTCGAATGCTCCGAGCGACGGAGCAGGCGGGCGGCTCGCCAGTTGCGCAAGGGCATCGAGCATGTGTCTGCAATCCCTGATGGCGATCTGACCTCGCATCAAAGGACCGTTCGCACCCAGCGAGTGGAAAGCAACAAGCGAGCCTTGCGGCAGGTTCGAGCGTCCCGAAAAGCTGATGCCGCATTCCTCAAACCAACCAACGGAAGCCGCCCGTTCCGGTGAAATTAGTGGGCTTGGCAGGGCTTGGCAGGGCAAGGCGTGGCAAGGCAGGGCTTGGGCTTGGGCACCCATGGTGCAACCGCACAGCTATTGCGGGGAGGCTAGGTCTGGCGCGGTTAGGCGTGGCAGGGCGCGGTCTGGCGCGGTAGGGCGCGGGTTCCAATGGAACATTCAACCAACCCAACACGGAGCAAACCAATGAGCGAAACGGCAACGATTTATAAGGCGCTGCTGGCGGCGCGGGCTGAGTTCGGCCCGGTCATCAAGGACAAAAAAAATCCGCATTTCAAGTCCATGTATGCCACGTTGGAATCGGTCATCGACGCGGTAAGCGAGTCCCTCCACAGGAACGGGCTGGTCCTCATTCAGTCCCCCGACTGCGGACCCGATGGGGCTGTCCTGGTCACGACGCTAGTGGAGGTGACGAGCGGCACGAGCATCAGTTGCCGCTATCCACTGTCGCCCGTCAAGCCGAACGACCCGCAGGCACTGGCATCCGCGTTGACCTACGCACGCCGCTACTCGGCACTGTCCCTACTGGGCATCGCTCCCGAGGACGACGACGGCAACGCCGCTGCCGAGCGACCCGCACCCGCCAAGGTCGAGCCGAAGCCGAAGCCCGCCGAAGCAGCACCCCGACCCATCAGCGATGAGCAGCGGGAGCGGATCGACGAGTTGACCGCCACCCTTGGCGTCAAGCCCATAGCGATGGCGAGCCGCATCAAGGAAACGTTCGGCGTGGCGGACTGGCACGCTCTGACCTACAAGCAGGCGAGCGAGATCATCAGCGGCATGGAGAGCAAACTTTCCCCCGCATGACGCGGGAGAACGTGGCGGTTTACCTTGAGCATCCCAACGTAAGGAGAAGAGATGAGCGTTGAAATCGCGGCAGCACTGGCGGACTTCGATTCAGGATTCAGCACGGACAGCCCCGGTGGCGATCGTCGCCCCGGAGCGGAATCCCTGGTGGACGGTGACTACGATTTTGAGATCCGAGCCGCAACCCTGGAGTTGCTCGGTGGCAAGCCGGTCCTGCGCTTGAGCCTTCAGACGGTCGATCGCCTGATTGACCATCTGTTCTGGATTGACTCTCAGGTGAAAGCCAACATCCTTGGCTCGTTCCTGGTCGGACTGGGAGTTCCCGCCGACGAGTGGCAGCGGTTTTCCAAGGAGTTACCCAAGGTCGTCGGCTCCCTCCGTGGCATCCGATTCGTCGGCACCAAGAAGACCACCACCGGCAAGGGTGGCGACAAAGAGTTTCACAACCTTTACGTCAAAAGCCTCATCGGCAAAGGACGTAAGCCCGCACCTAGCCAGCAGTTCGTACCGCCGGACGATGACGACAACCTGTTCTAAGCGGAACCCGTACCACATCACCGCTCACGCCCGGCAACGCTGGGGTGAGCGGATCGGGCGGGGGAGCATCGAACGGGCACTGAGGCGGGCGACTTCCCCCGGTCCAGAAATCAGCAAGCGAATTCGGCGGCACGATGGAACGCCGGTCCCACAGGACCGGCGGACGGGGGCGGTGTTTCTCTGCGACGATCGCACCACCCCCGGCAAGCGAAGGATCGTGAGCGTACTACGACTGAGGGAGCGACCAGCATGAACGGTATCGCGGAGTGGATGTCCAAGGTCTTGTTGCCTGGGCAGTGCGTCGAACTGCGAGGGCTACGACCGGGGGGCGGCGGCATCGCTCGCCACTTTCTTGCCACCCCTGAAGGACTGGCAAGCCTGGAGCAGACGGCAGGCGATTGGGAGTCTCAGGGGATCGCCTGCTACTTTATCCCCAACCCGGTATCCGACCTGGGCGAAGCGGCATCCAAGGACTCGGACGTACTCATCCGCCGCTGGCTGCTGATCGACGTGGAAGCCGTCCGCCCGGCTGGAACCTCGACAACAGCCGATGAGAAGGCAGCAGCCTGGGCGACCGTAGAACGTATCCGCGAGATGCTCGAAGGCAACGACTTTCCTGATCCCGTCGTTGCCGATTCAGGCAACGGCTTCCACCTACTACTGCCCTGCGAAATGCCCAACAGCGCAGGGGCGAACACCCTGTGCAAGACCTTCCTGACGGGGCTTGCCAGCGTTTACAACAGCGGCACGGTCAAGGTGGATACCGTCAACGCCAATGCCTCGCGGATCGTGCGACTGTACGGCACGATGAACCGCAAGGGCGTTCACAGCGAGGAGCGTCCGCATCGCCGCTCGCGTATCCACCTGATGCCCGAGGAGTACGACGGCGTTCGTGGAGCGTCCGCCATCGAGGCGGTGGTAGCCCGCTGGAAGAAACAGGAGGCGTTCCAGGCAAGGAGCAAAACCTCGGCTTCCGCCGTCTCTGCGGACGCGGTGCGCAGGGCGAGAGCCTACCTCCAGCGTGCGGAGCCTGCCATTGAGGGGCAGGGCGGAAGCCAGACCTGCTTTCGTGTTGCCTGTGCCCTGGTCCACGGTTTTTCCCTGACCGATGACGAGGCGATGGAGGCTATCGGCGACTGGAACGCCTCCTGCTCGCCACCCTGGAGCGACAAGGAGTTGCGGCACAAACTCTCGGACGCCCGGAAGCACGACGAGCACCCCAAGCCACGCGGGCACCTGCTGACCGAGGACGGCCCGGCTGGCAAGCCCAAACCGACAACGGCCCTGCGGGTGATGGGTCAGCAACCCAAGACGACCGACGACGAGGACAGCCTCCCGTCGCCCATGCGGGCGGACCTCCTGATGGTTCAGGAGTACCCCGAATTGCCCTGCGTGGTGACCAGCATGATTCCCAAGGGTCTGACGATCCTTGCGGGAAGACCCAAGCAGGGCAAGAGTTGGGCGGCTCTCCAGATGTGCTTAAACGTCGCGATGGGCACACCGTTTCTGGGCAAGGAGGTCGAGCAGGGCGACGTCCTCTACCTCGCCCTGGAAGACCATCCCCGGCGTATCAAGGCACGCATCACGCAATTGCTGGGGCAGCCGCCCTACGCCAGCGAGTTGGCACGCTTGTCATTCTTCTTCGGTCGGGACGTTCCGCCCGGAGACATGCGACCCGTCGAGGCGTGGCTTGCCAGCGCCTCGGCTCCCCGCCTGATCGTGATTGACACCCTCGGACGGTTTACCCCGCCCAGCAGTCGTTCCAGCGAATCCTTTGAGCAGATTTACGCCGTGATGGGTGCCATCAAGGAACTGGCAGACACGCACAGTGTGGCGATTCTGATTATCCACCATACCCGTAAGGCGGAAGCCGAAAACCCCATCGACGCCATCAGCGGCAGCACGGCGTACACGGCTGCGGCAGATGCCTTGATCGTCCTCGAACGCAACAGCCAGGAGCAGGATGCAAGCCTCTTGGTGACGGGGCGAGACTTCGAGGAGTACAAGTTGAACATCCAGTGGGGGCAAGCGTGGGCGGTCGGCGGATCCGGTCGCCAGAAGGCTTCTTCGGGCGGCGGCGGGTCGGAAAACGGACCTGTCAAGGTCGCTATGGCGATCGCGTTCATCAAGGAGCGATTGACGCAACCCATGCGTCTTAAAGATCTTATCGACGCTGCCGAGGTGCTTCCCGAGCCGATCAGCAAGGGTTCGCTCTACCGGGCACGAGATGCGATGGGGATCAAGGAATCGAAGATTTTGAACAAGGTCTACTGGGAAATGCCCAGCAGCGAAGCGTGAAACCGTCAACGAACTATCCAAACCGAAAGGAATCCAACCCATGACCAGCCCAACACCGCCACGCCCTGCCAAGTTCTCTCCCGAGATCATCGCCGCCGTGGCTGCACGCCTGCTGCCCAGCGTGCAGGAACACCTCGGCGAAGATGCCAACGGCGAGGAACTTGCCGACCTGAAATCTGCACTGGGCGATTGCTCTTACGATGCGCACTGGGAGGGCTACAAGCTCGCCAAGTGCCTGGACAGCCATTACTACTGGGGCGATGCCTGCGACACCCAGCTCTGCGAGATCCTCGACAACGCCGAAACGATCGCGCACAAGATCGTCCAACTCGCCGTGTCCGAGTGGGTCAAAGCTAACAAGATCGAGCCGCCGTACCCCGTTGGAACCGCCGTAAAGTTCACAAGCGGCTGGAACAAACTAACGGGCAAGATCGCAGCCATCAACTACGGTACGGCAGAGTACACCGTGCAGGAAGACGGCAGGACATACGCACCGCGCCTGTCGGGATTTGTGCATGGATACATCGTGCCCTGCGAGGGCGCGGAGGCGATTGAAACGGAGGCTACTCATGGTGGTACGCACACTGACGGATCTGATTGACGTGTCGCTGTCGCGGTCGCTGTCGCTGTCGCGGTCGCTGTCGCTGTCGCTGTCGCTGTCGCGGTCGCGGTCGCGGTCGCGGTCGCTGTCGCGGTCGCTGTCGCGGTCGCTGTCGCGGTCGCTGTCGCTGTCGCGGTCGCGGTCGCTGTCGGGATCGCTGTCGGGATCGCTGTCGGGATCGCTGTCGGGATCGCTGTCGCTGTCGGGATCGCTGTCGGGATCGCTGTCGCGGTCGCTGTCGCGGTCGCTGTCGCTGTCGCGGTCGCTGTCGCGGTCGCTGTCGCTGTCGCTGTCGCGGTCGCGGTCGGGATCGGGGTCGGGGTCGGGGTCACGACCTGAAACCGTGGAAATGCAGTTGTGGGACGATGTCCGTCGGGGCGACATGGCTGCGTTGGCTATCCTCATGGATCGTTTGCAGGAGGGCGATTTTATGCTGCTGGAGACGGGGAAAATCTGGATTATCAGGTCTGCAACTTGGACCTACGTCGGGCTGGTCACGGAGTCCACTGCAATGGGTGTGACACTGGCACCCGGAGCCTGGCGAGTTCCCTACCTCTCCGACGAGGGCACCTGGCTTGAGCGTGGGAAATTCTTGAACGGAGACGAGGCGTACCCAACGCCCGGCACGACGTTTATTCCCTCGCTGTGGATCGGACCCAGCGAGATGCCATGCGAGGCGTTCTTGCGGGAGATGCCTAGGTGGAAGCGCACCCATCAACCGCAAAGCTAAGGAGGCTGCAAAGTGAGCGAGTCAGTACAGATCACGTTCAAGCAGGTTCGAGTAGGCGACACCATCCGCATTGTGAAGGAGTGCGACGACGGCACGGGATATGAGCACGTCGGCAAGGTGCAAAACATCATCGGTACTACCGGACTAAACGTCTCCTGTTGTGGTGGAGTATTTTTCGCAGTCTCCACCGCTCAGGGATGCACCGTGACCACTCGCCTCTACCTCGTTCACCGCCCGCCAACCCGGCGAGCCATCACAATCGACGACCTGAAGGACTGGCAAGCAGTTCCAATCGGAACTCACATCGAGTTCGAGTGCGCCGATACGGGATCGACAGTATCCGGCAAACTCATCGCACGGACTGAAACAAACTCATGGAGCATCACGGTGAGCGGGCGTAGCTTCCGATACCTCAGCAGCATCAAGCCCGGCACCCTGTTCGTCATTGAGGAGGCAAAGCCATGAGCAAAAGATGTGAGATGTGTGGAGGATCAGGCGTCGTTTTCACCACCAGTCTTTTAGGGCAGGGTGACAAAGACACCTGCCCTGAATGCGGAGGGCAGGGCATTGTGAAGCCTGCCACTGCCCCAACTGGCAAGCGAGACGCAACGGCAGACCTGGCGATGTGTGACGCAGCAACGCCAGGTCCGTGGTTTGTTGACATCGTAAATACAACCGATAGCGAGTCTGGCATTTGCTATGGAACGCCAGGAGACACCTCCGACACCTACGACCTGATTGATGCCTACAACGTCGAGACGGATTACAAGTTGATGTGTGAAGCTCGCGAGGCTCTGCCGTACTGGCTCCGCGAGGCTGAGCAACTTCGCGGAGTGGCAGAAGCCAACCTTGCAATGTCTGCCGACCTGATCGCGATGGAGGGCACCATCAAGGAGTTGCAATTCGCACTCGTCAACCATGCCCAATTCCAACGCGGGATTGAGTGCCAGTTCTGCCGCTTGTCGTTCGAGCTGGGCACGTCGGACGATGTCCTGACGCAGCACGCGATGACGTGTGAAAAGTCGCCCGTGGTGCAGGAGAACGCACGACTCCGGGCTGAACTGTACGAGAAGCAGCAGTAACCAACGGAACCACTCCCCATCGGGTCAGATCGACCGTGCAGGTTCTCGGTTAACTGCGCGGGCGGCTGGGCTGACCCGATGGGGATGGATTGGAGGAAACAACATGCCGACTGACAAACGCACCTACGAGCCACTCCTCTGCACGGACGGCAAAACGTCCTGGTGGGAGTGGTTCAATGCCGAGGAGTTCCACTACTGGTCGGAGCCGGAAACGCTTCCTGCCGAACTGTTCAAGCGACTGCCAGGCTACAACCCGGAAAAGTTCTGTGTGCGGTATCCCACGCTGCAAGAGGCGATAGACGCACTGAGAAAAGCAATGGAGGACGGGGAGTGATCCACTACCACGGCACGCCAATTACTCCGCGATCCGTTGCTGTCGAGATGCTTCGGAGACGGCATGGATTGGTGTCTTACGCACACCCCGAGCAGATTGGGATTGTCGCGGAAGTGTGTCAGAGTTTTTGCCTCGACAACGGGGCGTTTACGCACTGGAAAGCGGGAGGCTCAGTCAACGTCGAACTGTACGCCGCCTGGGTCCGCAAGTGGTGGAGGCACCCCGGATTCGACTGGTGCCTGATCCCCGACGTGATCGACGGCGACGAGTCCGCCAATGACGCAATGTTCGCCAGTTGGTTTTCTGCCGGCATGGCCTTTGACCATCGGTGTGTTCCAGTCTGGCACATGCACGAGAGCATCGCAAGATTGCAACGCTTGTGCCGAGATTTTCCACGGGTAGCACTGGGATCGTCAGGACAATGGGCAACGCCAGGCACGGCCGATTGGTGGGACCGCATGGGCGAGGCGATGGACTCCATTTGCGATGCGGATGGCCGCCCGCCGTGCAAACTCCACGGGCTACGGATGCTCAACCCAACGGTGTTTTCTCACCTCCCGCTGGCAAGTGCTGACAGTTGCAACGTCGCCCGGAACATCGGGATCGACCAGGCGTGGCGAGGGGCATACCAACCCGCGAGCAAGGAGGAGAGGGCGATGGTTCTTGCAGGGCGGATCGAGTCGCACGCCTCAGCTGCGAGGTGGAATCGTGCCAGCAGGGGCGTACAGGAAAACAAGCAACTGATTGGATAGGAGGTTCGACGTGCAGATTTACAAGGAACGCCCGCTCACGGACGAGGAGCGGCAAAAGGTGTTAGATAACGCGGGGTTGATTGGGTTGGCTCGCCGTCGCTACCCACGATTGGCTGACCGCGCTGGTGCGGACTCCGAGGGTATCGCCGCACTAGCATTGTGCCACGCAGTTCAGAGGCACACGGAGATCATGGGTGCCCTTTCGACCTACGCAGTTAGTTTGATTCGCGGTCGATGGATGGATGCGGTCAATCGCGAGGAACGCCGCAAGTGGCAAGTGAGGAGAGGCGTTGAGTTTGAGCCGATCGGGGAGTTTGAGCCGCCAGGCCGAGAGGCGTCGTTAGCATTGGAATTCGACGAGGTGGAGGCGATCCACGCAGCAGTAGATTCGCTGTCCACGGCACGGGCCAGATCAGTGAGGGCGTGCTTGATGCTCGGCATGTCCTGCTCCGAGTTCGCATCGACGCTAGGGATTTCCGCAGATGCCGTGAAGCAGACGAGGAGAGCAGGAATGGAGCAATTGCGGCTAATCCTTTCGGCGCAACAGGAGAAGAAATGATGTCAAAATTACTGTTCAACACTGTAGCAGTTATCGGATTCCTTGCGTTTTCGTTCATCCTGACCATGGCGATTATCCATGCTCCCGAGGAACAGCGAAAACGGGAGGCTGCTGTTTTCGAGAACGGCAAGAGTGCTGGAGTGGAGGGCGCACCTCCTGAAGTTTGCCCCTACACGATTAGCTGGGGCGGAGTGGGCGAGCCGCAGAGAAGAAAATGGATGGAAGGATGGAGGGCTGGGAATCAGGAACGGCAGGAACAAAAGCAGCCGAACCAGCAGCAGTGAAACCACACCCCACCGGGTCAGGAACTCCCGCGTGTACAACGGTTGCTCGCGGGCGGCTGGGCTGACCCGGTGGGGATGGATTGGAGGGAGGCGAGCCAGTGCCACGGCGACAGCTAAGGATGCTCGACCTGTTCAGTGGACTCGGCGGGGCATCCGCAGCCATGCGTGAGCGGGGCTGGGATGTGGTCACCGTGGACGCGGAGCCTGCTTTCGGTTGCACGCACACGGCGGACCTGACGACCTGGAGCTACTCCGGACCTCCCGTCGATCTGGTCTGGGCAAGCCCGCCCTGCACAGAGTTCAGCCGGGATTTCTTGCCGTGGTTGCGTGGCAAGTACCCGCAGCCGTCGCTCGACCTGGTCAAAGCCGCCGTGCGAATCATTCGCGAGGTCGAGCCGTTCTGGTGGGTGATTGAGAATGTCAAAGGTTCCCAGAAGTGGCTGACGCCACTTCTGGGAAGAGAGTCAACATGCGTCGGGCAAGCGTTCCTCTGGGGCGACTTTCCCGACCTCGGGACGGTGCGAGTGAAGCCGCACAAGGAGCGGCTGTCAAGCAAGAGACGGGCAGAACGGTCTGCGATACCGTACCCGATTTCACTGGCGTTGGCTCGTGCTTGCGAATCAAGTTTTTACGCTTTGGAGTCAACACAACATGGCGACTGACAAACGCACCTACGAACCGCTCCTCTGCACGGACGGCAAAACGTCCTGGTGGGAATGGTTCAACGCGGACGAATTCTACTACTGGACAGCCCCGGAAACGCTTCCTGCCGAACTGTTCAAACGGTTGCCAGGGTACAACCCGGAAAAGTTCTGCGTGAAGTATCCCACGCTGCAAGAGGCGATGGACGCACTGCGTAAAGCAATGGAGGGTGGAGAGCAGTGACAACCGATGTCGAATCCAGTATGCGTCAGATGCTCGCTGGCGTTCTCAACGCCCACTACCTAGAGCCTGACGAGCCATCGCACAGAGCCGTGTGGATCGACCTTACGCTAGACCACATCGGCGACAGTGCGGACGTGGAACTAGCTCGCTCTGGTTTGTGGTCCGGTACCCTGGCGGAGTGGCTGAAGGTCGGACCTGGGATCGTGCGACGGGTGCCGCTGGTGTCGGTGGAGTTGACGGACAGGAAGCCTCACGGCGGGAAGCGATTTGCTTGGTGGGGGCACAGCTTCAAACTCACCGACCTTATGCCGGAAGACCGTCCGTGGAGATTGAAGGACACACTCCCCCCGGAGTTTTTCGCAGAGAAGAAATACTCAAGCACCTGGCACTATTACGACACCGAGGAACTCGCCCTTGCCGACGCCTCACGGCGAGCGATCGCATGGGCACGACGAACGGAGGTGACACCATGACAGAGGCAGAATGGCTTGCCAGCACGGACCCCATCGCGATGCTGGATTGGGCGATGCAACTGCACTTCAGGCCCAGCGACCGCAAACTGCGACTTGCCATGTGTGCCATGAGCCGGGCATCGGGCGACCACTCCATGGGGCTACTCCGTCGTATCAATCTTGCAGAGCGTTGGGCAGATGGCGAGATTGACAGGGAGACTGTCGTTGCCGACGAACCTGGCGAACCAACGTCCTGGCGTGATTGGATTGTCGCTCATCACATCCCACGGGACGCGATCGAGTGGGCATCGCAATCGTACAAGTGGGTCGCTCCGCATGTGATTCGTGAGGTGTTCGGCAATCCGTTCCAGCAAGTGGCGTTGCCACCGGGGGAGCCATGCAGGGAATGCCACAGTACCGGCACAATTGTAATCCGCTGGTATCAGCAGCAAAGCAGGCCGAGGGATTATGGTCCGTGCCAGGCTTGTCTTGGCACCGGACACGGACCATCTCCCGTCCTGACGCCTCTCGTCCTGCAACTGGCCGAGGCAGCCTACACCATGCGGACGGACACGGGTGCTCTGGACAATGACGCCCTGGCTGTGTTGTCCGATGCACTGGAGGAAGCAGGGCTGGAGGGTGAATCTCGTCTCTGTCGGCTGTGCAACGGGACTGGAATTCGAGAGTACATGGCAACGTACAACCGTGGATCGCCCTGCGTCGGGTGTTACGGTGCAGGAATGGTGCATGAGCAGCACCCAATCCTCGCCCACCTGCGAAGCACAGGCCCGCACTATCGAGGATGCTGGGCGTTGGATTTGATACTCGGTAAGGAGTGATTCCGATGGGTTGCTACAGAATGACTCCTGTGGTCGTTAGCGTGCCACCTGGAGCCACAGATGCGGATGTTGATGCTCTCGTCACTGAAGCAACAAAGGGCGACTACTACGGCAAGATAGAGATTGTCCGCCTATGTCGCCCGACAGATCGCCCTGAGTTACTATGCTCGCTGCTGACACCGCCATCCCTAACTCCTCCACCTCCCGTGACTCATCAGCCAGCGGGACGTAACGACCCGTGCCCATGCGGAAGTGGGAAGAAGTTCAAACGATGCTGCAAGGAGTGATGGCGATGGATTCTGCAATACGAATGCTAACGCGATGGTGCGAGCTACACCCAGGCTGGGTATGGGCTTGCAGCAGTTATCCAGACACCACCGACGACACTCGTGACCGCTGGATCTGTCGCATGACGTTGGGTTGCAGCAGGGAGCATTTTACCGATCTGTGCATGTGGTCGGATCGGTGGGTGCAGAACAGCCGAAGCATCAACCCACTGCCCATCTTTCTCGAAGAAAGAGCCTACCTTCTGACACGATCAGCAGAACGATGGATCGAAAACAACACTAACCAGGGCGGCGGATGCACGCCCACTCGAATGGAGTGATTCCAATGGGCGAAGAACTGGACCGACTGTTCGCATGGCTCCGCGATCACCCCTCGTGGTCTGCGGAGGTCACGCACAAGCCTGAACACAATGCTTTCCGCATCGAGATCCGGCTCACCAAGGGGCGAACTATCATCGGGCAAGCGGACAGGTATTACCCCGAGGAGGTGCGGCTTATGAAAGCAAGCCTGTGGACGATGGTAGACGAGTTGATGGAGGCGGTCCTTGCCGTGGAAGCAAAGGAGAAGGCATGACCTGGGAAGAACTCGAAGCTCTGGCTGCCCACAACGTCCATGTTCATTCGTGGCTGTGCTTGATGCGCAACGAGCGTATCACGCGAGAACAGATGCTGATCGGGCTGGCGATCCACCTGGCGAAAGTCAACGACAGGATCTTGACTCACATGGTCAAGGCTAGCCAATGCGGGGGTTTATTTACTGGAACGGAGAACCACCCATGACCATTCTCGAACACCTGGCAACTGTTGCGTGCGTTATGCTCGGTGCCGTGATCCTGGGGCTGATCCAAGCAGGTTCCCGCTTTGGGCGAAGGCGTTGTGGGATAAACAACGGAAAGATGTCTAGGAGCCAACATGACCATGACAACAATTCCGCCTGCTGACCTGCCACGAATCGGCTCTCGCTGGAAACACTACAAGGGCACCATCTACGAAGTCGTGGGCGCGTGTCGATGCTGCGACACCGGCAATTGGATGGTGATCTACCAATCAACCGAAGAGAACGACCCAATCCGATGGGTACGATCGCTGCCCTCGTGGCTGGACACCATGGGCGACGACTCGCCACGCTTTCGACTGGTGGAGGACGCCCCATGACCGTGACAACCAAGCGAGCCGACGAATTGAAGGTGGGGGATGTGTACAGGAAGGATGTATATTGGAACCGTGTACTCAGCCATTGTGATATGCCATGTCGAGGCGGCACTTTATGGCTGGAGGTAAAAACAAATGGTGTAGTAGCAATCACCCTGTTGAATTGTGGAGAAATTGTTGAGGTACTCACCCCATGACCACAACAACCAATACGCACGCGGGCTTGCTCGCTGATATCATCGAGAATCCCGAGGCTGACGATCTGCGGCTCATCTACGCCGACTGGCTCGACGACCACGGGGAAGAGGAGCGGGCGGAGTTCATTCGGGTGCAGGTGGAGTTATACGCAACCTATGGCAAGCGACTTGATCGGCTTCGCCCTATCGTGCCAACGCATGAGTGTGTCTTGTGTGGGGCGTTTTGGAAATCGTCCACCGAGTGTTGGAATCTCGCATCCAATTCGGCTGGCTCGTGCTGTGATAATACCACAATGGGAGATCAGATTATGCGACTGTCGCCCGAGGCTGTCGCATTGTTCACAAAAGAACTCGCAGCATCATTCATTGTCATCCGGCGATTGTGCGACAGAGTAATCCCTGAGGCTGTAATGTCACATGACTCGCCAGTCAACCCGTTACCGTATCTTGTCCTGCCTGGTCCGGTCTATGTTAACCTCACTTTCCGTCGCGGCTTCGTCGCCGAGGTCCACGCACCCATTGCCGTGCTGCTGGAGCACCTGCCAGCGATCGTGCGACAGCATCCGATTGAGAGGGTGCGGACGACGGATAAAGAGCCAGAACGCTACGCCGCAGTATCCGACCTGTGGCCAAATCATTGGTCCTGGTGGAGCAATAACGACAACGATCCAAGTTCTGTGCAAAAGCAGGTTTGGAGTCTCCTCGACGGGTTCGACCCTGGCTACACGTCAATGGATGAGGAGTGCAAGAACTACCCCACCGCCGAAGCCGCCCATGCCGCACTGTCGGTCGCACTGCTGACGCTGGCACGGAGATAGATCGCGGCACAATTGCAATCGGACGTAAGTTGCAATTGTAATACATTTTATGCCGAAGAAAGCCGACCGTAAGCCTGGCAGCGGACGACCGACAAGTACCAAGTACGATCCGGTCTTGCAACTGGCTCGTGCGCGGGGTCTAACGCTAGAGCAGGCTGCAAAGTTGGCTGGATGTTCGATTGATACCGCCTGCCGCCGGGAGCGGGATTCCGGCTACCTGGCAGGCATCGAGCAGATCCGAGAGCGGATGATCGGCGAGGGTGTCAACCTGCTTGCCGCCTCGTTCGTGAAGGCGGTCAACAAGGTGCTGGAGATCATGGAGGGGGAGGACGTCCCCCATGCCGTTCAGTTGAAAGCGGCACAGCAGGTAATTGATAGTCTCCTGAAGGTTCGGGAGCACGTTACGTTGAGCAGTCGCATGGCAGCGATTGCCGAAAAGTTGGGTATAGGAGCAGGTGATGGGCAGAGCGGCAAAGACGGACGGGACGGGCAAGCCGGCGAGTAAGAGGCTCACGGCAGAGCAAAGGCTCCTGGTGGAGCAAAATACCGGACTGGCTTACGATGTGGTCTACAACTTTGGCAAGCGCAGTATTGCCATCCGTGCTGCGGTCGAGAACCTCGGGACCGATCGGGCAGTATCAGAAGCACTGTTCGGACTGGTGAAGGCTGCAAGCGGTGATTACGATTCCCGCCGCTGCAAGTTTAGCACCTACGCGGTAGCCGCCATCATTCGGGCAGTCGTCGAAGCTGGCAAGACTTGCGGACGCCTCACAGAGCGGCGACGAGACAAAGCCGACCATGTTCCCTTCATGATGCAATTCGCATCGCTTCAGAACGAACGCACCACTCTTGATCTGATTCCCGAAGCCGACCGGGAACGCCCCTACAGTGCTGACGAACTGGAAGTTCTCCGCAAAGCCATTGGACGTCTTCCCGAGAAGGAACGTACTGTCCTGATGCGGAGGTTCTTCATTGGGGACCGGCTCCACGACATCAGCCCGGATATCGGCGTGTCGAGGGAGATGGTCCGGCAGATCGAAGCAAAGGCACTGCATTCCCTGCGGCGGATGCTGCGGCTTGAAGATGGCTGCGTTCGCCTGGATGCTCCTGAAGATTCAGACCGGCTGGCAAAGTTACAGGTGGCTCGCCTGCTGATGGGTGCCCCGAAGGGATACCGATACCTGCTATCCAACTGTGGGCTGTCGCCAATTGTGATGGTGAAAGCTCTGCAATGCGAGGTGTGGTTCCACCGCGAGAAGGACAAAGATAGATGCGCCAGGGGATGGCTCTACTTCCTGACGGAGCACGGGCGGAAGGAATGCACACAGGAGGTGGCGTGATGGGCAGGGAGGCAAAGCGTCAGAAACCGATGACGGCGGAAGAGCAGAGCGTCTACATGTCGCTTGTCAAGACTGCTCGCAAAGCGGCGGCTGTTTTTGCCCGCCGAAACCACATCGACTACGAGGAAGCAATCGCCGAGGCTATGCTGCTGCTGGTGGATGTGGTGCGGAATCTGCAATCTCGCCCAGGGGGCAACGTCAAGGCATTCGTAAGCCAACGGGTCCGTCTTAGGCTGATAGATGCGTACCGTGCAAAGAACACTTTTGGCGTCTCTGTATGCACCCACAGGACGACTAAGAGGAACGGATTCGAGGCTGTAAGGACTCATTTAGGTAGCGATGTTGAAGAAACGCCAGAATCTCTGGAACTTCAGGAATGCCCCGCCAGAAGCGACATCGAAGCCCAGTCGATGATTGACCGGCTTAAATCCACAGGCGTCCGGTGGGATATGGTCGAGGTTCTGCTGGGGTGGACTTCAGCCGGCGATCTTTCAAAGAGGCTCGGCGTCCATGAATCGAGAATCTCCCAGATGCGCAAGCAAGCCATTCGCCTGCTTCAAGGCGTCGAGTGGCTCAAGCGAGAGGTGGCACCATGAAGCCCTTCACCCCTTGCTACTGGTGCCGGCAGACGGTCAAGCCGACAGCCTACATGGGCGGACTGAAAGAGTACCTGTGCCAGAAGTGCCTTGAACGGATGGTGGGCGAGTTGTTCGCTTTCCGCTGGGGGCAGTCGTATGTGGGATGCGGAAACTGTGCCTGCGGTAGCGTACTGAGGAAGCACGGAGAGCCAAGCCCCTGGCAAGAGATTGCCCTGCGGGCGTGGGAAGAAGGAGAAGAGTGATGCCGACTGAAGGAACGCCGATCGAACTGAAGGACATCAAGCCGGGCGACGTGGTGCGTGCGGAGTGGCTGGATAATGATCTTTTGTGGACTTGCACGGGTCCAGTAGTGGTGGACGACTATGGCAACTTGCGGATTTCGAGTCACAAGGGCTACCTGTCTCGCATGCTGCACATGGTCCATCCGCTAGTTCTCATCTCCCGCCCCGAGGTCGTGATCGACAAGGAAGACCTCAAGCTCGGGCAGCGGGTGCGGATTGAGATGAAGCCCTGTGGCACCGCTGACGATTGCCTGACGGTTGCCATTGAGGGCGTAGTCGTCACCTTCTGGGGAAATCTCCTAGGCGAGTTAACGGGCGGGCAACTGTCCGGTGCCAACGGCGGCAACTTCTACGCCGACTGCATTACCAAGGTGGTTCTGCTCTCGTGACCGCTCGTTTCGACTGCGGAACCTGCTGCCCGGACAATCGGCAGCATGGCAAAGATCACACTCCGACAGGTTGAATCCGCCGAGAAGGCACTGGCTCTGCGTGACGAGGCACAGCAGGCTCGCGTCTACTACGGCAGGTACGCCGACGACCCCGTGGGCTACATCCGCGACGTGCTCGGGGGCGAGCCGTGGGGCAAGCAGGAGGAAATCTGTCGCCTTCTGCTCAAGCCGCCCTACCGCGTGCTGGTGGAGGCTAGCCATAGTGTTGGAAAGACCTGGCTAGCCGCCGCACTCACAAGCTGGCACTATGATTGCTTCGATACGGGCTGGACCATCAGCACCGCCCCAACGCGGGAACACATCGAGGACGTGCTCTGGAACGAAATCCGCACCCAGCGAGCCAGAGCCAACCTCGGAGGCTTCGCAGGGGCAAAGGCTCCGATTCTCTGGGACGGTCCCGAACACTACGCCAAGGGCTTCACCACGGCAAAAGGGGAGTCGTTTCAGGGTCGGCACCCTGAGCGACTGTTCTTCATCTTCGACGAGGCTACCGCAATCCCGTCCGAACGATGGACTAACACCAAGACGATGGTCAAGAAGACGGGCAAGCATCGCTGGCTAGCCATTCTCAACCCCACTGACACGGCGAGCCAGGCATACGCCGAGCGGCATCAGGTGGATGTCAACGGCGACCCCAAATGGCACGTCGTGCAGATGTCCACGCTGGACCATCCCAATATCTCAGCCCGCCTGGGTGGCACGCCAGAACCCTACCCCGGAGCCGTGGACCTGGACCAGTTCGAGGACTGGCTGACTGCCTGGAGCGACCCGCTGGAGCAGGGCGACAAGATCAAGGACACCGACCTGGAGTGGCCGCCCAACTCGGGCAGGTGGTATCGCCCCGGTCCCATGATGGAAGGTCGCGCCCTGGGGCGGTATCCCTCCAGTGCCACCTACGGCGTGTGGAGCGACCGAGCCTGGAGGCTTGCCACCGAGCTTGCCACCCGCGAGCCTCGGCTGTCCATCCTGCCCGAGATCGGCTGCGACGTCGCCAGGCACGGCGACGACTATACCTCGATGCACTCCCGCTGGGATCACATCTCGCTGGCTCATGAGCGGCACAACGGTTGGGAGTACACGCAGACCGCCGAGAGGCTCAAGGAACTGGCGGACCTGTTGGCAGGCACGATCAACGCCAAACGCGAGCCACAACGCAAGCCGGTACGCCCCGAGGATATCCCGGTCAAGGTCGATGCGGACGCCTACGGGTGGGGCGTCATGGAGAACAAAGGCAGTTTCAACTTCATTGCGATTGGGGCATCGTACTCAGCCCGCAAGAGCCTGTACCCGAACATGCGGTCGCAGCTGTGGTTCAACTCGGTCGATCTCGCCAAGTCGGGCAACCTGTGCCTGGCACGCTTGCCCCAGGCAACGCAGCAGTTGCTACGGCAGCAGTTGTTCTCCCCCATGTGGTATCCAACGCGGGGGCTGATGACGGTCGAGGAGAAGGCAATCACGAAGCAGCGGCTAGGGTGCTCGCCCGACGACGCAGACGCGATGAACCTTGCCTACTGCGAAGGTCAGTCGATGCCGATGGCGGAACTGGTGGACGTGGATGACACCTCAAAACGGCGAGACGACCGCAGCCGGGACGCTCGCCCTGGCACACACGGATTGTTCGGACGGTAAGTGGACGAGGATCATTCAACAAGGAGGGCGCGAGATGGACTATCAAATGATGTGGCTAACGGCTGGATGGACGGTGGCGCTGGTGTTCATCGTCGTGACGTTGTTCTTCTTTGCGGTTTTGTTCCGGGCTGCGGGCGACGTGGTGAAAATGGAGAAGGAGAACAAGAAGCTTGCCGGGGAGGTACTATCCGTTCGGGCTGCCCTCAATAAGTCCGAGAGGGAGCAAGGCGTCCTTCGGACATACCAGGGGCAACTCCTGCGGCAGATTGCCGGGCTGGAGAAGGAGAGGGCGGAATCCGAGCGACGGGAGAACGCAGTTGTCAAGTCTGGCAACGGGTTCTATCTGGAAGCCGTTGAGGCTAAGAAGCTAACGGACGTACTGGAGAACGAACTCAAGGCTGCGCATCGTTCGCTGGAGGTAACCAAGCAATTGGCTCGCGAAATGGTCGTCGAGCGGGACAAGACCATTCAGGCGTCCCAGGACGAGAACCTCTTTCTTCGCCGGCTGCTAGCCCAACAGGTGGACGCCGCCCGCAAGGCGATGCACGCACTTTCTCCGTCCGACGACCTTCTAGAAATGCTATCGAAGATTGCGGACGATGAAGGCGACTCATAGACAAAACCTATCAATTTTCCTGCCATAATGGCACCGTCCAGCGTCCAAGCGCCCAAAACCATAGGGGGCTGGACGGCTGGACGCTGGACGGTCGGGTTTTGATGGTCAGAACTCATAGACAAAAGCTATGCGAACATCGCGTGCCACCCGTACTGGCAATGGGTCTGTCTCGCTATATATCCTTTAAACAAAAATAGTTTAAACATCTTTTAGAGAGTAAGAGTAGAAGAAAGAGAGTAGTTCTTTTCTTTACTCTACCGACCCCATTACTCGTATGAACAAACTTTAACCATTACACTCAGAGTTTACCGTCCAGCGTCCAGCCCCCTAGGGTTTTGGACGCTTGGACGCTGGACGATGCCCTTTTAGGGGTCAAAAGTGATTAAAGTCTCTCATAATTGAGTCCGACCAATCAGCGTCCAGGGTGGCAAGCTGGACGCCAGAAACGGCACTTTTGCCCCTGGAACGCCCCCTGTGGCACGCTGGCGGGCATGGCACACCAACCTCCCGCTCCGCTGGCACTCCCTGATGGGCGACCGCTCCACGTCGCAGCGGACCAGTTCCGCGATGGCGAGGGGCTGGCTTTGCCTCCTGTCTTCAGCTTTGCCGCCGTCATCGGTGGGGCGAGCAAGACCTACTACCACGACCGCTTTGACGAAGCCATGCGACACAGCCGTGAGAACGCCCTGGCAATGCGTCGGGACTGCTTCCTGATGTCGCTGCTTCAGGAACGCAAGATGGCTGTCTCAAGCCTACCGTGGTATCTGGAGACGCCCGACCCCAAGGACAGGCAACAGGCAAAGGTGCGAGCCGTGCTGACCCAGTGCTTGCGTGGCACGCGGGGACTGCGCCGGATGATCCTGGCGTGGCTGGAGTCCATCTGGTACGGGCGCTACGGCGTCCAGTTCTCCTGGCGGTGGGGGCACGCGGACGGTCGCAAGGTGCTGGCGGTGGACCGCTGGGCACCCGTCAACGGCGACAAGATCGGCTACCACTGGGACGGCACGCCTTACGTCCTGGTCAACGCTGCACGAGCCGGAAGCCTGCCAGGGGTGGTTCTGACCAACACAACCAAGGCACGAGCTTTGAGCCTGGTGGGTGGCTGGCGGGATCGGTTCGTGGTCCACATGCACGACATTGATGATGCCGACTTCTTTGAGGCGGAAGCTGCCGCAGGGCGCCATGGCGTTGGCGTCCGCTCGCGGGTCTACTGGCTCGACTTCCTCAAGCGTGAGTACCTCGATTGGGTGGTTACCTACCTCGAACGGGTCGGGCTGGGCACGACGCTGTGGAAGTACGACGCCTCCAGCCCAGAGCAGAAATCCGCAGCTGAGTCCGCAGCCCGCGACAACAGCCGCCGGGTCAATATCACCGTCCCTGTGTGGCCCGACCGAAGCGGCGGCTATGCGGGTGGAGTCGAGCGAATCGAAGCTCCAATGGGCGGCGTCGAAGCTCTGCGGACGATGATCGAGGCGATGGACCAGTACATCGAGCGGTATATTATCGGTCAGTCGGGATCGTCACAGAGTCAGTCTTCCGGGCTGGGCAACGAGGCTGCCTCAGAATTCATGTCCTCAACCAAGGACGCCATTCGCGACCACGACGCGCACCTCCTCGCCGAGACGATCACCGGCAGCGAGGGCGAGCCGGGTTTGCTCTCCCTGATGCAGCGGTACAGTTTTCCCGAGACGATGCCCGAGAACTCCGATGGCTTCCCGGTCCTGTTCAAGTTCGGGCTTGAGAAGAGTTTGAACAACCAACGCATCCAGACCATCGGGCAGGTGAGCCAGATGGGCTTGCCAGTGCGGAAGGACGACATCTACAACGCGGCGGGTCTGTCGCGTCCCGAGGACCACGACGACGTTCTAGAGCCTCAGCAGCAGGGCGGACCTCCTGGGGCTGGTGGGGATCCTCTGGCTGCCCTGATGGGCGGTGGCGGACCTCCTGGCGGTGATGCGCCTCCCGATGGTCCTGACGGCGGCGACGATGCCCCTGCGAGCGAGGAGGACGTGGATTCGTTCCTGTCGGACCTGTTCGGGGATGGCACGGAGGACGGTGCTGGTGGCGAGCCAGAGGAGGACCGGGCAAGCGAAGAGGACGTAGACGGGTTCCTTGCCGAGTTGTTCGGGGATGGCAACAACGACGACCAGCCCCGGCAGATGGCGCGTCAGGGGCGAGGCGTCGAGCAATACGGCTGGGAGATGACGCGGGAACTCGACGACGGGCGGAAGCGGTGGAAGGGCACCGAAGAGGACAAGGGCAAGTACCGCACGCAGAAGATCAAGCCAGGCACGCGGGTCAAGTCCTCGGGCGACAACCGGCGTAGCATCGGCGAGCATATTGACACGCTGCTGGAGTCTCCCGAGTCGTTCACCCCGGAGCATCGCGACGACCTGCGGAGCAAACTGCTGACACTCACCCGCGACCAGTTCGCCACCCTGCGGAGTCAGTTCGGCATCCGCAAGAAGGGGCGACGGAAAGAGGAAGAGATCAACACGCTGCTGGAAGGCGTCGAGGAGCGCAAGAAGCCGGACCCACGAGCCGGACGCAACCGCGAGGGGCTGGGACAGGCAAAGGTGCCAGAGAAGAAGCATGAGGGGCATGGCGGCGAGCCGGACGAGGTTCCTACAGAAGTGGCTCTTGCGCTCAAGTCTGTCATGGGCCGCAACCTGGAGGAAGAGCAATTCATCAACGCCTACGGCGACGATCGCGGCAGGGACGAGTATTTGACCTACCTGAAGCACAACAAGCGGACGACGCCCGAGTCGATTGCAGCCCAGAAAGAGGAGTCTGCGGCGATCGTCGAACAGGCGAAACAGATTGCTGAGGAGAATGGCTGGGACTGGGACAAAGTCGTAGCCATGGCCCGGAAGGATCTGAATCTCAATGAGAACTGGCAGACGCCAGAAGAGGCTCGCCAGGCTGACGCGATCGACGCCTACAAGCAGCAGCGTGTCAAGGGCGACCCGTTCCGACCTGCAGGCGATGAATACATTCGGAACAATCTGGCAGATGCGCGGCAACGCCAGGAAAAGATTGATGCGGAGAAGGCAGAGCGGGAGTACAACGACCCTAAAAACGTCGCGCAAAGGAAAGACCTGGAGCGGCAGGAGGAGGCTCGCCAGCGGTGGGATGCTGGGGCACCTGAGCGTGAGAGAATCAAAGGGCATCTCCATAGCCGGCTCGATTCTCGCTTGGGCGGCATAACGCCGGGACTCAGGCAGGAAATTCTTTCTGCCACCAACCGCAAGCAGCGAAACAGCATCGTTTCGGATGTGTATTATGGAGTTTTTGGAAACTTAAAGCCTGAGTATCAGCGCCTTGTCTCCCAAGACGACGTGAGGGAGATGCTCGACAAGAAGTTTGGCACCAACTTCCTTTCCGATGCCGAAGACAAGAGCAGGCGAACCCCGATGCGGAGGAGGCAGCCTGGCTAGCAGCCCCAATAAGCCCCCATCCTTTGACCTCGCAACCCCTTGTGCGTCATGCTGCAAAGCAACTACGCACAAGGGGTTTTCCATGCTCAATCCAGTCCTTCCGCCTCCGCGAACCCGACGCATTCAGACGGCACGCAACGCCGTGGACGTGATCCTTAACGCCCGCAGTGCTGCGGACTTGCGGCTGTACGAGTGGGAGGACCGGGGCAAGACGCCAGCGGGGAAGACCAAGTGGTACGACACCGATACCAAGAAGACCCGCTACCAGATCAGCAAGCCCGGCTCTGGACGTGGCGGAAAGAAGAAGGAAGCAGCGCCGGGGGCGGACAAGCCGCAGGGCGAGGCGGGAGTAGGAGTGGGTGGCAAGCAGAAGAAGCAGCCCGCACCTCGCAAGCCCAAGGTGGATCACAACGAGGTAGGCGACCGGATTGAGAAGATGCTCGGGACGGACTTCGCCGACGCCGACGTGGGGGCACTGCGGGAGGAACTCCTGTCCCTGACCGACAAGCAGTTGCAGGAACTCCAGAAGCGGTTCACGCTCAAGGGCGGCAGGACCAAGGCGGATAGAGCCGGGCGGATTGCCGGGCACGCGGGCAGCAGTCGCAAGAGCAAGTCTGCTTCGGAGTTGCAGCAGGAGCGGGATAGACAGGCGGCGATGCCCATAAAGTCCAGTGCCAGCGTATCGATGAACGCGGTGGAAATCAACAAGGACAATCTCAAATCGGCTCTTGCTTCGGTCACAAAGCAATTTGAAGAAAGCGACAGGAAGCTATCCCCTAACCGTGCTAAAGAGTTGGCTGCTGCCAAACTGTCCGACATCATCCAGAAAAAGGTGGCGGATATCGACGACCGGGTCCGTTCGGGGAATATCACGCCAGAGGAAGAGTCCTGGTACGACAGCATCCACGTTGACGGGTGGAGTCCGACTCGTGAGCTTGAGATGATGAGCGGGAGCCGAACTATCGGGGCAGATCGGGACATGATGAGGGAGCAGCCTGTCGAGAAGCCATCGCCCGCACAGCCCGCACCAGAAGCCGCCCCCGTTCCAGGCTCGCCTGTTCATGAGCCACCACGGCTACCCGAGCCGCCCGCCCCTGCTCCCAAGAAGCCTGCCAGGGGGAAGGCTATTCCTTTGCCTGAATGGATGCAAGGCGACCCCACTGCCGAAAGGTTGTCGCAAGGCGTCGGCGAGTCCATCGAAACCGGTGCGGACATCGGAGTAGCTACCGTTACGAAACTAAATCCGCCTTCAAAGAAGTACCCGCACGGGTCGGTTGTGTTGACCGACGAGTCTGGGCGATCTGACGTTTTTGATTTCACTCGGCTGCGTGACAATATTCGCAAAGGCCATAATGGAGCAGGCTTTGTGTCGAAGCAGCCCGCCCCTACTCCCGCCCCTGCTCCCAAGAAGCCGCGAACGTCCAGCGTCCTTCCGCCAGGGAAGCCCCGCACGAAGTAAGGAGATGCGATGGCGTTCAAGAGCAGCGACGACACCATGAAATTCATCTTCGGCTCGTGGGCGAAGATTGAGTCCAGCAACGTAGCCGAGGCGACCTACGACGAGCGCTACCAGACGCTCTACATCGGCTTCCACGGCGGCAATCCGCAAGAGGGGATCGACTACTACGCCTACCCCGGCGTGCCAATGGCAATGGCTCGGTCCTTCCTGGGTGCGTACAGCCATGGCAAATGGGTCTGGGACTTCCTGCGGGGTCGGGATGGTGGTCACAAGTGGACCTACTACCTCATGGAAAAGAACAAGCGAGCAAAGAGGGCAAGGCGATGAGGCAGCGTATCAACCCCGTCCTTCCGCCTCCACGGCGACCCCTGAACCCTGTGGACGCCCTGCTAACGGCACGCAGCCCGCAGCAGGTGCGGTTGCACTTTGCCCGGTGGAATCGTGCTCTCCTGTACGAGTGGGAGCGGGACGACAAGTACAAGGGCAGCAAGGGCGGCAAGTGGATTGGCACGGGCGACGATGCCGGCAAGTCTCCCCGCTACCAGAACTCCAAACCCGGCACAGGACGTGCCGGCAAGAAGGACGACACGGCAGGCAAGGGCAAGAAGGCGGACGCTGCTCCTGCCGCCAGGGGTGGCAAGCAGAAGGACGCGCACGCCGACATCGTGCAGCACCTGCGCGACGTGCTCTCTGGGGAGGGGGAGGAGGCGGACGCCCTGTTTGCCAAGCTGCAAGACCGGCTGGCGAGCATGTCCCCTGCCGAGCGGAAAGAGGCTGCCGAGAAACTCGGGTCTGTGCTGGGCGGCAAGAAGCCCGCGGCAAAGAAAGAGCCGAAGGCAAAGCCTGAGCCGAAGGAGAAGAAGCCTGCCAGCAAGCAGCCAGGATTCGCCGAGGTAGGGGCAACTGTCAAAGAGTTGAAAACACGGACGGGATCTTCGGTGGCGAAGATCCCTGATTTGTTTGACGCGCTCAAAAAGACACACCCCGACCTGAGCCGCGAGCAGTTCGACGCTCTGATTCAGAAACTCCACGACGAGGACAAAATCACGCTGGAGGTCGCCAACAGCGGCGACGGCGAGAATCGGGCGGGCGAGGGCATCAAGACGAATCGCGGGCTGGGCTTCTACGTCCATCTGAACGAGGAGCCGCCCGCCCCAGCCAAACGCACTCCTGCTGCCAAGAAACAGGGTCCGAAAGATGGCGACACCAACGCCAAGGGGCAGGTGTTCAAGGACGGACGATGGCGGAAGCCCGAGGGGTCGGAGAAGCCGAAGGAGAAAGCTCCGGCAAAGGAGAAGTCTGCCCCCGTGCCAGGCTCGCCAGTCCATGAGCCGCCGCGGCTGCCAGAGCCGCCGAAGAAGGCGAGCAAGCCAACTCCAGGCACACCGTCCCAATCCAGTCCAGAGGAGGTAGGGGACGCACTGAAGGACTCGATGGATTACCTCAAGATGTTTGTTGGGATGCAGGACGGACTTATCCCGCTCAATCGTGTCTACCACGAACTGGTCAAGCGTGTGCCCGATCTGACCAAGGAGCAGTTCCATAACCTCGTCTGGCAACTGGGGCAGGACCGGAAAGCGGAATTCCACGTCCTGAACGAAGTGAATACCGCAAGCAGTGACGCCAAGGATTACGCCATTGGCAAAAACGACCGGATGTACAACTACTTCCGCCTCAAGCCAGAAGCCGTGAAAAGCGGCAAGGATCTCGTTCCAAGCAAACCCGCAGCGGCGGACAAGGAACACAAATCCTGGTCCGAAGCGTATCCAGATGCTCCAGCCCCAACCCCCGGCAGCCCCGTTCACGAGCCGCCACGGCTGCCAGAGCCGCCGAAGCCGCAGGATCAGCCAGGTACGCCAGCGGCACCAGTATCGCCGCCGCCAGTGAAAAAAGCGGTCGTGAATGCGGGAGGCGCACCAACGGACAAGCAGATCAACTTTGCCATGAGCCTGCTCAACCGCAAAGGGTACGGCTCACGGTTCATGAATTCGAGCTTCAAAGCCCTCGGGGCTTCCATGCGGCAGCGAAGCGGGTCGGTCGCTGACTGGCTCAAGGGGATGAATCGGCAGGAGATTTCCGATCTGATCGACCGACTCAACGACTAACAGCAGGCACCTTTACAGCCCCGGAGGCTCTCCGGGGCCGCTTCATTTGCGGTCGGTTTGCTTTGTATGGAAAATTACTTTCTATGGCAGACCCAACGCTACGAATCCTGGCAACGCTGGATGATCCCGAGCTCTACGTTCGAGAATCGGGCGTCCCCGTCTTTGTCCCTCACGTTCGGCGTGATGAGGATGGAGAGGTCGAGGTGGAGGTTACGCCCGAGGATCTCCAGCAGATCGCGGGCGAGATGCAACGCAAGCTCGAAGAGTACGGGACGTTAGTTCGCGTTACTCGCGGGCATGTGGTCCTTCCCAAGCCGGACTCGCCACCGCCACCCGAAGATGAGCAGCCGCCCATCTGGGGCTGGGCAAAGAATCCGCGCGTGGGCGAGTGGGGACCGGAGCGAAAGCCGGGCTTGCTGGTGGACATCTACTTCCAGCGTGGCAAGCACGATGAGGCGATGGGCTACCCGTTCCGCTCTGCGGAATACTACCCCGAGACAAACGAAATCACGGGCATCGCGCTGCTTCGGCGTGATCCCGAACTCGATATGGGGCTATTGACTTACGCTCGTCGGGACACCCCCGAGCAGGGCAAACCGGAGGTGACAATGCCGAATCCTGAAGACGATTTTCTCGACGACGAGACAGACGGGCAGGAGCAGTATGCCGACGACCCGGACGGACTCGAAGACGGTCCCGAGGGCGACGAGTACAGCCCCGAGGAAGCCGAGCAGTACGCCCGAATGCACCGCTACAACGCCAAGCGTGCCGAGGATCTCCTTGCCGAGATGGGCGACGACGACGAGGACCGACCGCACATGGAGCAGCTAGCCCGCTGTTACGGTCGCATGGCCTACGGGGCTGGCGAGCCTGCCGGCGGCAATGCCTTTGTTCCTGGCGATGATCTTGACGACGAGCCTCCGATGGACCCCCTCGGCGATGAGGAGGTTCCTGAAGAGGAGCCAATGGAACAGATGGGTCGCGGCGGCAAGCTGAAGTCCAAGCAGTACGGGCGGAAGCCTGCCAGCAAGCCAGCCCCGCAGCCGGCTCGCCAGAGTGCCACCCAGCGGCAGTATGCACGGCTGGAGCACGACATTCAGGAACTCAAGAAGGGTCGGGCGATGCTCCAGTATGAGCGGAGCCTGGACACCCTCGACCGTGCCGGAGTGATCTTCGACATGGCTCAGGAGATTGCCGACGCCCAGGACATGACGCCCGAGCAGCGGCAGCGGCAACTCAAGAAGATGGCGAAGCACTACGCACGCTCTCCGGTCGGTGGCGGGCTGATCTCAACCGACTTCGACGACGTGGAAAACAACCGGCAACGTCCGCTCACGCGGGAGCAAAAGGCTGCTGCGGTGCGGTACTCGCAGCGAAATGGCGTGACTTACGAACAGGCGATGATCTGGGCACGCCAGAACGCCTAACACCTTCGGCTGCCGTGCGTCTCGGCGCACGGTTCCGGCTCCAGCCGGTAGCGGCTTAATTACCCGTGAGTCGAAGGCTGCACTCTTCGCAGGCTCGTGCAGGGGCCGTGCGTCCGGGACGCTCGGTAGCCCATTCGGGAGCGAAGATCGATGAACAACCGCAACCAGGCACCCCTGCTCGAAGCAGGGGGCGACATCGGCGTAAGCGTATTCGTCAAGCTGTCCACGTCGGCGGGGCACACGGCCCTGGCTGCGGGCGCGAATGAACAGGTCATTGGCATCAGCCAGGTCGGTCCCAAGGAGCCGCCCGGACTGGAAGGAGCTTCGGCTCTTGCTGCCGAGGCTGGCGACCCGATTCAGATTTTCGGTCTGGGCGACATCTGCTTGCTCAAGGCTGGCTCGGGCGGCTGGACCGCTGGCGACAACCTCAAGGCGGGCACGGCTGGCGTTGGCGTCGTGGCAGCGTCCACGGGCACCACGGTCCAGAACATCGGGGCTGTCGCCCTGACAGATGCCGCTGAGGATGAGTACGGACTGGTTCAGATCATCATCATGAAGACCCGCCCGGCTCTGGCGTAATCACGAGTCATACCCCGCCAGCGGAGTAATTACCCGCCAGCGATCAAACCACTTTCGCAACCGGTGCAGAGGACGCGAGCGATCCAGGGAGATCGACCGCAATGGCAGCCGGATACCCAGCGCCTCACGGCGTATACATCCCGAGTCACGAGGCAAGCGGCTCGCTTGTCGTCGAGTACTCGCGGAACCCCGCCAAGTTCGCTTTGAACCAGTACATCAAACTGGTTCCCGTCACCAAGGACGTCGGCTACTACGCCAAGATCACCGCCGAGGAAGCCGGTCGAGTCCTTGACGGCAACCGTGCCAACGTCTGGGAAGACGGACACGAAGCCCCGATGGGCGACGGCAACCTCGAATCGTTCGAGTTCGACAAGTACGCCACCAAGCGGTATGCGTACCCGTTCACCCTCGGACAGAAGACCATCAACCAGGCATCCTGGGATGTGCTGGCGAGCCATGCTCGCATTGCAGCCCAGCGAGCCATGACCAACCGTGTGCAGTTGATCAACACGGTCCTGACCACGGGCGGCAACTGGGGTGCCAACACCTCGACCGCCTCGGCTCTTGTCGGTGGCTACCTCGACCAGTCCACAGCAACCACGATGCTAATCCAGACGGCAATCCTGACCGTCGCGGAAAACATCCTCAAGGCAACGCTGGGCGTGGTGCAGTTGTCGGACATGGTTTGCATCATGAATCCGACCACGGCCCGCCGGCTCGCCAAGAGCCAGGAGATCGTCGAGCACATCAAGCAGAGTCCCTACGCTCTGGCTCAGATCCGTGGCGATGCTCCCAACCAGAACGGCAAGTGGGGTCTGCCGGACACCCTCTACGGCGTCAAGATCATCGTCGAGGACGCTGTCAAGACGACCAGCCGCAAGGGTGCCACGGCTGCCCGCTCCTTCATCCACCCCGATGGCTCGATCTTGTTCGTCTCGCGCCCGGACGGCATCGAGGGCACCGAAGGGCAGCCTTCGTTCGCCACGGTAACGATCTTCTCCTACGAGGAGATGAGCGTCGAGCAGATGGCGGACCCGAATAACCGCCGCGTCGTCGGTCGCGTGGTTGACGACTTTGGCACCGAGATCACAGCCCCGGCTTCGGGCTACCTCATCACCTCGGCACTGTCGAGCTAACCCCAGGGGAGAACACACGATGGCGACTGAATACCCTTCGGGGTTTGCCGCTCCCACAGGGGGCGGAATTGTGACGGCAGTGGGTGGCATCCGCAAGGATACCGGGGCTGTCATCGCCGACACGGACGGCGATTACGGACCCCTCCAGACCGACTGTGTTGGCTCGCTCCGCACCACCAGTGCGGGTGGCAAGCTCACTTACTCGATGGCTTTCACGGGTCTGGTGGGTGCGTCTTCCTGCACCGATCTGGTGCGACTGTCCGGCAGTGCGACCAAGACGGTTTTTGTGCAGGAGGTGCGATTCTCGGCAACGGCTACCGCTGCCAAGACGCTCGACGTCCTGCTCATCAAACGCAGCACTGCCAACAGCAGCGGGACTTCCACGGCTGGCGTGGCGATCCCGCACAGCAGCGACGATGCCGCCGGAACGGCTGCCGGTCTGCTCTACACCGCCAACCCGACCGTGGGCACGGCGACGGGCAACCTGCGAGCCACCCGGTATACGATCGCGGTGGTTGATGCTGCCGCGACACAGGGCGAGGTGGTTTGGGATCTGCGCGGCTACAACGGCGGCAAGGGTGTCCGCCTGGAAGGCGTTGCCGAGGGCATTTGCCTCAACCTGAGCGGAGCCTCTCCGGGGTCGGGAAATGTCTTCGCCGGAAGCATCACCTACACCGAAGAACCCACCACGGCTTAACCGGAGGCGCGAGCCGTGGCACAAACTCCGCTATCTCAGGCGTCCCCTGGATACCTCACCGTGGCAGGATTTTTGCTGCGGTGCGACCAGCGTACCGTTGCCGATCTTGTCAGCGACGATGGCACGTCGGTGGATGTTTCCGCGCTCGCCAGCAATGACAAACTTATCGCTGCCCTTGTCGATGCCTCCGGGCTGGTCGAGGGGTCGGCGATGCGAGGGGGAAGGTATTCCCCCTCGGACTTGGCGGCCCTCACGGGGGTCGCTGCGGGCCGACTTTACCGGCTCATCACCGAAATCGCCGTGCGGTATCTCTACGAGCGGCGACCAGACAGGGGTCCGCCGCCTGAGATGAGCAAACTCGCCCTGGAGGAGTTGGAATTGCTCCGCAGCGGCGAGAGTGTTTTCGGCACGGTCGAGACGTTTGCGGCTCAGTCGATGGACCACGAAGTAGAGACTTCGCGGCGGGTGGAGGATCGAAATGGAGTTTCGTTTCAAAGCAGGAGGTTATTTGGCAGGCGATCCAACCGGGCTGATGGCTCGGAGTGAGGTAAGACGCAATGGCGCAGCCCTATGTAACTGGTCCTTGCTCGCTGTGGGCTGGCGTCGGCTCCGGTGGCTCGCCAGTCTTTCTCGGACATGCCGAACGCTCCCCGTCCATCCAGGTGCGTCCCAGTTTCTCGCCGGTGTTCAACGACATCGCGGGTCAGCGGGTGCCGATGGATTACATCTACGACGGTGAAGAGGGGATGGTCAGCGTTGACCTGACCCGTTACAACGAAGTTGTTTACGCCGCCCTGGCGGCTCGCCCGAACCCTGGCGGATCGCGTGGCGTCAATGTCCCTGGCGACATCGGCACGCTGGTGGGCATCGAGGGGATGGCGTTTCAGTTGTGGCTGAACTTCCCCTATGCGGCGAAGGCTGCAATGGCCTTCGGTGCGATGCCTGCGGGCTACCACTTCTACGCTGCGTTCCTTGAAGGACCGGACGGACTCGACGGGCTGGGCACCACCAACCGGCGACTGCGGCTGAATTTCCATTGCATCCGTGCCCTGATCTCTGGCGAGAACAATTTGGGGCAGGGGGTGTTCCTGCTGTACGATCACGACATGACGGCAGTGGATCGGCTTCCGATTAACTAAGGACGGGATATGGAGCAGGTTTTTAACGAACGGCAGCGGAAGGTGTTTCCTTACTTCAACGGGGTCGCCCAGGTGTGGGGCGACCCCGTTTCCATCTATCGGCGGTTTCTCGCTGCCTGTGATGGGGACATCAATCTGATTCTGAGCCGGGTGGACGGCGATACATGCGAGAAGCAGCCGCTTCTCTGGGCTGAGACGATGGATCGCCTCATGGGAGTGGTGCGTGAGGTGCTGGGGATGCAGCCCTTTGACGCGACCACGGGCAAGGGGGCAACCGATCGTGATTGCCTGGACGCACTCCAGGCGTGGCAAGCCTGGATGAACGAAAAAAAAGCTCCTGCCGCCAGCTAGCCGACATGCTGGCGGCTTACGGCTCGGGTGTCCTGCCAGCCGGGCCGCTCTGCTATTCCGACTGGGTAGGATTGTGGCTCAACCTCGACCGCATCCACAAGCGACACGCAATCTCGGTTGCCGAGGGGTCGGTGGCAAGCCAGAGTACACGAAGCCTGGACGTACAGTGGGCGGACGCCCTGGCGATGGTGGAGGAGGTTGTGGAGCATCTCCACTATGAGATTAACGCAGGACGGGCTACCGCTCGTGCTCGTGCCAGGCTGGGGATGGGAGAGGGGTAAGCGATGCCGCCGAGTACGTCTGATGGTCCCCTGGACACACTGGAGCAAATCCGCGACCTGCTCCAGCAAATGCTTTCCCATCAAGTGGATGCGTCCACGCAGAGCGACCAGCAGGACACCGAGGAGAAGCAGCAAGAGCAGTCGCAGGAAGGCGAGTCCGCAAGCCCTCCCGACAGTTCCGGCGAGGGTAAGGCGGACGGTGACGGCGACAGCAAGAAGAAGCGGAAGGGGCGAGAGGCGGACCTCTTTGACCATTCCGTGGGGCTGCTGGGGTCGATTGGCGGGGCACCCGGACAGATTGGCGCGTTGCTCGGACAGTTGAGCAACATTGCCGACCAGAGCCAGAAGGTTTTCGCGGACGTCAGCAAGTACATGCCGGACGTACCGCAGGTGGACGATCTTCGCCCGCTGTATCCCGATCGAGTCCAACCGCCGCCACTACCTGACATGACAGGTCCGGTTCAGCCGCCTCCGCTGCCGGTGTCGCAGTCCTCCACGCCGACCGTGCTGGCACCTGGAGAGACGTCGGCAACTCCTCCGCCGTTGCCCGGATCGTCGGCAATTTCCGCCCTGGTGGATCCGGCTCCGATGCCAGTGCCGCAGCCGAACACGCCGACTGCTCCCGCACTGGACACGTCGGCGACTACGTTCCGGGTGGAGCCGCCAGACCTGCCATCGCTTGCCAGTGCTACGCTACCTGCTCCGGTGATGCCGGTGCCGCTGGCAGGGCAGGAGACGGACGTGGACGCTCGCCTTCCTCCGCGTGAGGAGAGCATGAACGATGCTCTCAGCCAGACAGCGCCGGTGCTGATTCCTGGGGCACCGGGAGGAACGTCGGGGAGTGCCTCACCGCAGGACAGTGCCCGCCTTGCTGCTGCAATCGAGCGGCTGATAGCTCTGCTCGATAAGAATGGTAGCAACGAAAGCGGTGGTGAGAAGGGCGACGGGGACGAGACGGAGCAGGGGGAGAACTGGCAGCAAAAGAACATCTGGACGCCTGCCAACGAGGCACCCGCAGCGGACCGCGAATCCCTGCCGGTTCCGCCTGCCGGGAAGCCCGAAGGTGGGTCGAAGGACGATCCCCTGGAGCCTGGCAAGGGTGTTATCGGATCGCTGCTGAACATGGCAATGATGCGTGTCCTTGGTACATGATCGAGGTAGAAACCCATGATTGTGCAATACAACGGGGTCGATCTTGAGGTAGAGCGCGTAGTCGGCTGGTCCGACCGCATCGTCTACTCCGAGGACAACATGGAGCGTCTCTACCGCCATGTCTCGATGGTGGTTCAGTGCATCGTCCACCCGATGGCGACAACGATTTCCGCACTCCAGCCAGTGACAGGCTCACAGGTCGTCGTCGATCTGAAGCGGCGATTGCTGGAGCCTCGCAAGTTGCTCCGCGTGCGGATTGCGGGCAACGAGGTGTTGCGATCCCCCGCACTGGTGGCGTCCCCTGACTTGCCGGGTACATTCGCCTTTGGCGGTGGCAAGACGCACTACTGCGATGCAAAGGGTGGTCCGCATCCGCTCTATGTCGATGTGGTTAGCATCCACGGAACCAAGACGCTACTTGTCACGTTTGCTATCGAGACGTGGCTTGTGGACTCGTCAGCACTGGAGGCGCAGCCAGGCGACGACGTCAAAACGGACACCAGCATTTTTTCGGCGATGATCTCGCACCGCTGGACGCAATCCAACAGCCTGGACAGGAGCTATTACAATACGCGGACAATCAATGGTCGGGCTGTGTTCCGTGCCGACTACCTGTACACGCTGAATTCCACAACGGGCGGACTCCAGCAGATCGCCAAGAAGGCAGGCGACTACATCGCCGACGTGAGCCACCCACTACCACTCAACCACAAACGGGAGTCGGTGAATGCGTCCGTATCGTCGGACGGGCTGACTCTCACCTACACCATTGTGGACGAGGAGCAGCACCTTACCACCCGCAGTGATCGCCCAGTGGCGAGCATCCAGGGCACCTATCGCTCGGGTATCTCGCAGGCGGCGGACATGACCGGGATCGTCCCAGAGTTGCCGCGATACTTTGCCAGTTTGAGCATAACCGCCGTGGGACGCCGGGGTGCCACACGCGAGCAATTAGTGCTGGCGTGCATCAAAGCCGCCACCACCTTTGACCCAAACGCGGGATTGTCCAGGCGGATGCACTACAGCAATGAGATCAGTTTCACCATCGGCAGGAAGGCACCGACCGCCACGTTCACGCTGGGCTATCAGGTGTCGGGGCTGAAGTCCTTCGTCGCGGATGGAATCAGCTGGGCGTTCAGTCCACCGGGAGAAGGCGGCTTCGCGAACGTCCTGTTCAAGTTCCCCGAGCAGTTGAAGGGTGGACTTGGCGACCCCATGACAATGATGTCTGCTGGCGTGGAGCCTTACGAGGGGATGGTGGGTGGTGGCGTGCAAGGTCAGACGTCCGGACAGAGCCGGTTCAACACCCAGCAAATACTTGACGGGCAGTATGTGCCCCCTGCGCCGCCGTCTGGGACCACGCTGCAAGAAAACAATCTGACGCTTGAGGCTTCTGATGCACGGGTCGCCCGTGGAGACGACCTTGACGAAATCGACTAAGGAGCACGGCGAATGCCCGACCAGCAGCAGTATTACGTTATCGAGGGCGTGGACCTCGCCGAGAACAACGGGTACTTTTCCAGCCAGCAATCGGACGGACGCGGATACAACCGCTACAACCTTCGCCAGCACTTTGCGAGCCAGTCTGGGCTAGTGCAATTGCCGACAGGCGGCCCGGTTGGGTCGCCTGCCAGGATCGTTCGGCTGCACGCACCGACGTCGTTCAAGGTGATTACCTGGGTTGTAGAGATGGATTGCGAGATCGGACAGAAGCCAGTCCTGCCGCACTGGGAGACGAGCGACCCGAACGAGGTATTCATTCGTGGCGAAGTGGTCCTCGACTCCCCAAACATCCGCTCCAGCGGCGGAATCTTCCAGTGGCGAGCCAAGGGGGAGTATCACTACGCCAGCGCCCTGGCTGGGCGGTCGCTGGTGTCTGGTGGTGCCGCTCCGTCAATCACACTGCCGCCCGGAGCCTTCAGCATCGGACCCGGCGACTTCTCCAGAGACTTCCTGGCTTCCGTGGCTAGTGGAACGCTGGCGTTCGGCGGGTTGGTGTTTGACGACAGGCTGATATAATGCTCGCAACACAAAGGAGGTGTTGCCGTGCTATCCATGTATCCAGAAGAGAGCATGAAACTTGCAGGCGATCTCATCAGCCTGCTCACAATCTTCGGGTGTATCGGCTTTGTCCTCGTGACCACATTTTGCGTGTGCGCCATCCTCTGGTACGTCAATCGACCTTCCCGAGACGACCACGGTGACGAGGAGGACCGAATCCGTCGAAGGCGGCGACTCGACCTCGACTAATCGACTCAGGACACATCTTCCCGCCAAGATGCCCTCACACACCAGAGGGCTAATTCATGGCGGTTACGCTTCACAATTCGGACAACGCCGGTCTGTTCGATCGGATCGGCTACCTCCTCGGCGGCATCAACGACATCAACGCACTGCTTGGCGCGTCCACCACGTCCGGCGTGACTGCCAACTGGGTGACACGCGCCAACACCCTGGACACGCGCTACGGAGCCTCCCCCGCACAGCAAAAGGTGCTCGACGGGCTGTACCAGTCGCTCTCTTCGTGGCAGGGGTCGCAGACGGGGTTTCTCACGGCGATTCGGACCATCGCTCAGAATACCCTGATCGAGATGGTTCATGCGGACACCCCGCTTGCCAGCAAGACGGTCGCCAACGCGATGACTGTCCTGATTCAGCAGATGGTTGCAGCATCGGACGACGTCAATGCCTCGTCTTCGTCGGCTGCTGCCCAGGCGTCCGTGGGAAGCCCCACGGGGACACCGTCCATCGTCGTCTCGATCAAGCGGACAGACGGACGGACGCGAGAGTACCTCATCCCCGAGACGATCCGGTTCACCTGCTCCTCGGACAGCGGCACAGGGGCAACGGCTGACCGCGAACCGTTCCTGGTGACCACGCCCGCCTCCGTGTCGGAGCCGCTGGCGTGGAACTGGCCCGCCGGCTCGGGCATTAACAAGTCCATCACGACGGTCGATGCCTCGGTCGATGCCGGGTCCAACCTGCTGACCAACAGCGACTTCGAGAGCTTTACCTCGAACACGCCGGCGAACTGGACGGTTCTGGTCGGGGCTGCCGGGACGGACATTCTCGCCGCCGGCTCGGGCGATGCGATGGACTCCTCAACCAACGCTCTGGAGTTTACCTATCATTCGGGCGTGCCACTCTCCTCGATTGCCCAGACCATGAACAACTCGGGCGGCACCACGGGTACGCTCAAGCCCAACACGGTCTACTGCCTGAATTCCTTCATGAAGAAATCGTCTTCGGGGCTGTCGGGTGCCGGGACGGTGGAAATCTCGCTGGTGGACGGGACCAACACACAGATCACCGACGACGCGGGCAACGACTGCAAAATCACCCAGGTGGCGTCCTCGCTGACCACGTCCTACGCGGCGGTCAAGGGTTCCTTTGCCACGCCGAAGACGCTGCCCGCCTCGGGCTACAAACTCCGGGTGCGGATGTCGGTCGCCATCGCTGACAGCGGCGAAAGCGTATTCATCGACAACCTGGCACTCGCTGAAGGGGTCGAACTGTACGCGGGCGGTCCTGTGGTGGCGGTCTTTGCCGGGGCGACGGCTCCGGTCAAGAACGATGCCTACACGGTGGCAATCAGCAACACCTACGGCGGCTTCCAGAAGGGCTTTGACCGCCTCTTCGGGATGCGAACGCTGGGGCTTCAGTTGCCGAGCGATACGGGCGGAAGTGAGACGGTGCCGGACTCATACATTTCCTGAGACCCGTAAAGGAGGCTCGCTGTGGCGACCGTAACCGTCATTCCAACGGACATGGCGACTGTCCTCCAGGCAATTCAGGATCGGCTGGTTGCCTGGCTGGAGTGGCCCGAGGTGCGGGTGATTATCGACGCCCGTACCGACCGGGATCACGAGATGGCGGGACCGCCCCAGGCAGAGCAGTACCTGCGGTTGCAGATCAAGAACCGCAGTCTGGTGCAGGAGACGGTAGAGGCTCGCGGTCGCATTCAGCCGTTCATGAAAATGACCATCTCCGTCGTGGTTCGCACGCGCGTCAACCTCGATACGGTGATCTCGGACGAGTCTGCCCTGACGGTGGCAAGTCGTGGTCACCTGCCAGCCGAACATCTGGTCTGGGATGCTCTCATCTGCTTTCAGCCGATGGACGAGGACGAGAATTGGCTCATCACGGAGCCGATCAAGCCGCGTGGCGGCAACACGCCGAACAAGGCTCCCAAAGACTGGATGCAATCGGTGATTGACTTCGACATCACGTTCCCGATGGACCTGACCCAGACTTACCAGTGAGGGGCACCCCATGATTTCCTACGCTGGCGTCCCGCTGGGAGTGGCAACGCCCGAGGTTGCAGCCTGGGTGGCGGGCAACATCGACCCGCAGGATTGCTACTGCTTCGGACCTCGCTACACGCCGGGTGTCGGGCTGGAATCCATGCCGATGTCTCCGCACCTGCCACCGGGTCCGGTTCACGTCGGGCGGCTACACTGGCCCTGGGGCGCTTCTCGTTTCGCAACCGCATCTTACGTCGTCTCGACGCCGGACCTGGACGCCATTCGGGCGCAGTGCTACCGAACCTCGGGGCTGACTGGTGCGGCACTGAAGATTGAGGAAGGCGACGGGGGAATAACGGTCGAGGCGGATATGTGGATGCTTCCTCCGCGTCCGCTGGCTCAGATCGGCAGCGACCCCGGATTGTGGCTGATGTCACTGGTGGATGACCGCTGGCGCTGGTGGTGGGTGGCAAGCACAATCGGCGAGGAATCGACCTGGGCGGACCTCTACGACACAATTGGGACGGCTCTGGGTGTCACGATCACCCCCGACACGGTGAGCGATGATTACCTGACGCCGCCCACCGATCTGGCAGTGAATTACCCGGCTCTGCCGGTCCTGCTCGATGCGGTCGCGGGCAGCGTCGGGCAGCGTATCACGCGGGGCTTTGATGGCACTGTGCGAGCCATCGGGCATGGTACAGCCCGGACGCAGTGGCAAGCCGCTGCGGCACTCTATGCGGGGCGATTGCTGGCAGGTGGAGAACTGCTCCTGTGATACACCAAGGCGATTGCCTCGAAGTCCTGAAGACGCTACCCGACTCGTCGGTGCATTGCTGCGTCACCAGCCCGCCCTACTTCGGCTTGCGGGATTATGGCGTCGAAGGGCAGATCGGGCTTGAGGCATCCCCCGAGGCATTCGTCTCCCGGCTGGTCGAGGTGTTCCGCGAGGTGCGGCGCGTGCTGCGGAAGGATGGTACGCTGTGGCTGAACCTGGGGGATACTTACAACGGTCTTAAAGTGGGAAGCACTCAAGAAAACGTAGGCGCAAAGAGGCACAACACCAGCACGTTTCGCAAAGAGCTAGACAAGAGCATCAAACCCAAAGACCTAATCGGCATCCCCTGGCGTGTCGCCTTTGCCCTGCAATCCGATGGCTGGTATCTGCGTCAAGACATCATCTGGGCTAAGCCCAATCCCATGCCCGAGAGCGTCAAGGACCGATGCACGAAGGCGCACGAGTACCTGTTCCTATTGAGCAAGTCGGAGCGGTACTACTTCGATGCGGAGGCGATCAAGGAACCTGCGAGCGAGACTTCGGGATATGCCAAGCAGAGAGCCAAAGGCGTCAACACCTGGAAATACAACGACACAGACGAGCGTATCAAGCAGACAGGGCAGCGAATCGAATCCTCAACCTTGGGCACGCCCGGCACCCGCAACCGTCGTTCCGTCTGGACCGTCTCGACGCGACCCTACAAGGGTGCCCACTTCGCGACGTTCCCGCCCAAACTCATTGAGCCGTGCATTCTCGCGGGCTGTCCTGCTGGCGGCGTGGTGCTGGACCCGTTCTTCGGGGCTGGCACGACGGGCATGGTGGCGATGCAACACGGTAGGGGATACGTCGGCATCGAGTTGAACCCCGAGTATGTCGAACTGGCAAAAGCCCGCATCTCTGAGGTGTAACGGATGGCGACCTTTGACCAGCGGACAGCACTCCCCGCCAGCGTGACCGTGGTATTCCCACGGCAGGACGAGGGTGCCCCCTCGGGAGATCCCACGGCGTACACGGTAACGCTGGCGTCTCTGGGGCTTGCCACTGTGCCCGCACCCCCCCCGACTTTCACAGGGACCAAGGTGCTGTGGTCGTCGGCTGTGGCGTACTGGGAGGCGGGAGAGGTTGCTGCGACCAATGACACAGAGCTACAGACCCTTGCCGAGCGAATGGCGAGCGACTGGTATTCCTGGCGGCTGGCTCCCTACGACCTGACCTATCAGGGCTGGGTGCCGTGGGCTTGCGACGGTGCCCATGACGTCATCCTCGACCACACTACCGAACGGCAGCAGACGCGGGTGATGCGCGGTCCGTGGCTGGAGCACGTCGAGCATAGCCTGCACTCGGGCACCTACGGCAGCAGTCCGCCCGGTGGGAGCAACAACCACTACAACACGACGATCAACTACGGCGGCAACACGACGATCAACTATGGTCCGAACACGACCAATCATTTCTATGGTCCGGTCTACTACCCGCACTACACCTACAACCAGTTCACCACCAACATCACGAACTGGAATTTGACGGCTGGCAACGTGCGGGTGCGGGTTTCGACCGACGAGCATTTCCGCGAGATCCGCAGCATCGTTCCGGGGGCAGCGCCTGCCGGGCGAGTGGTCTGCATCCACAACGTCGGCGATTACGTCATCCTGATCCCGCACAATTCCGGGGCTGGGGCAAACAGCATCTTGACGACCACGGGGAACTACTACTGGCTCGCCAGCGGGCACGAGGTCACGCTGGTCTATGATGCCACCTCGACCCGCTGGCGGGTGTCTGAGAGCAGCGACGAGCGGCTGGGCGGCGTGGCGGATTACGGCTCGCTGACATCCAACCAGGACGATTTGCAGCTTCCGATCGAGTGCCTCCATCACCTGTTCGCCCCAACGGCAAACCGGAATATCACGGGGCTTGCCAACGGCAAGGCTGGGCTGCGGTTCTACCTCGTCAATCAGAGCGATACCTACTCGATCACGCTCAAGCATGACGTGACGAGCACGCTGGGGATGCGGTTCCTTCTGCCGGGTGGCGTGGATTACGAGATCCAGCCCGAGGGGGCTGCGCTGGTTGTCTACGATGGCGACGTGGACCGCTGGCGACTGGTGGGAGGGTGCTGCGACACGGGCGGCGGGGGCACCGATCAGGATTTATTCTCGACCATCGCAGTGGACGGGCAAGATCCGATCATTGCCGACGATCCCAGTGACACGCTGACCATTGTTGCCGGGACCGGCGTTGAACTACTGACCGACGCTGCGACCGACACTCTAACCATCAACATCACGTCGGCGGGCGACCCGCCCGCGTACGTCCCGCGCTGGGTGAAGGTCACAAAGACATTCACCGACTTTTCGACAGCCGCGACCACTAACGAGATCGTCCTTTACACGCTCCCAGCAGGGGCAATGCTTCACGCTGCAGCCGTCAAGCACACAGCCTCGTTCACGGGCGGAGGGGTCTACGCATACTCGGTATCTGCCGGGTTGCCTGGCGGCGTGCCAGGCGACGACACGAACGCCCTGACGACCTTCGACGTATTCCAGGCTCCCGGCGGGGGGACGTTCCACTACGTTGACGGCACAGACTCGATTCCCCCATTTCCGCTGTTCATGTCGAGTTTCGGCAGCACCTTTGACCTGAAAGCCTACGCCGCTTGCGCTGGTGGCGACCTCGACGACGCCACGACCGGGAGCGTTGACTTCTACTTGCTGATTTCCGAGCTGGCAGGCGCTCCCGACGAATTCGGCGGTGGCGGCGGTCCGCTCGCACACAATGCTTTCGCAACTGTTCAGACTCCCGGTGGTGCTGATTCGGCAACAGCAGGAAGTCCAGCGTCGGTCATCACCTTTGAAGGTGACAGTGTCATTGGGGTTGGGATTGTACAAGATGGGGACGGGGCGACCGTCACCCTGAGTTATATTCCGCCCGCTTTTGCTGGCGACGCCTCTGATGTGACTTACACCCCGCTAACTTCGGGCGACTGGGATTCTCCCGGCGATCCGGGCAACGTCGATGATGCTCTGGACGAGTTGGCTTCCAGGGTCGAGGGGATCGAGGGATTATCCTACGTCGAGAACCTCAACGACCTGGGCGACGTGGTAATCACCACTCCATCGACTGGGCAGTTACTGCGGCACAACGGCACGAATTGGGTCAACGCAACGGTGACGGCTGGGGGCGATTTCAGCGGGCCAGCTTCGTCGGTGGATGGCGTGGCTGTCGTGTTCGACGGCACGACAGGAAAACTCGGCAAGCAAGCCACGGGCACAGGGGTTGCCAAACTCGCGTCCGGCGTACTCAGTGCGGGAACGGTATCGTTTGCGGAAATGCAGACCGTCAGCACGGACATCCTGCTTGGCAACGACGCCGCAGGGACGGCTGTGCAGGAAATCACCTGCACAGCCGCAGGGCGTGCGCTGCTGGATGATGCCGACGCGGCAGCCCAGCGGACTACACTGGGGCTGGGAACGCTAGCCACGCAATCGGGCACCTTTGCGGCGACCCCATCGGGAACGGTAGCCATGTTCGCAGCGGCTTCCGCCCCAAGCGGGTGGCTCTTGTGCGACGGGTCCGCTGTGTCCCGAAGCACCTACGCCGATCTCTTTACTGCCATCGGCACGACGTGGGGGGTGGGGGACGGCTCGACGACCTTCAACGTCCCTGATATGCGGGGACGCGCTCCGATCGGCGTAGGGACAGGATCGGGGCTGACCTCGCGAAGCCTCGCGGCTTCGGGTGGTGCTGAGACGCACGTTCTGACCGAGGCGGAAATGCCAGCCCATACGCACGGACCCACCTCCGGGGCGGCGGAAATCTGGCAACGCAACTTCGGCGGCGGCCTCGATGTGAACATCGCGCTTGGCGGAGGTGCCCAGGATGGTGCCAGAGCCGTAACAAGCGTCACCGGCAGCAGCAATGCCCATGCGAACATGCAGCCGTGGCGGGCGCTGAACTTCATCATCAAGACGTGACAGGAGGTGTACTTATGATGGCTGTGATTGTCCCGATGAAGCAGACCAACCCCGTCCAACTCAAGGCTGAGTTGCTCGCGGCGGGCATTCCCGACTGGCCCGAGCCGCTGGGCGATCTAGCCTACGCGGGCAGCGGACTGGCAGTCGTCAATGTGCCGGACGGGAGCGACCTGGAAGTTGTCGTCCGGGTGGTGGGTGCGCACCGGGACGCAAGAACTCCCCAGCAAATCAAGCAGGACCAGTCCGCACGGGTGCTGTCCGCCGACGACGCAGACAGCATCCGCACGCGGGCTTTCGTTGTCGCTATGTCGGACATACTCAACGATCTGGCAAGCCGAATCGCAGCCCGGCAGAACCCAAGAACGTGGAGTCCGGCACAGATTGCCGCTCTGATCCGGTCCAAGATTGAGGCACTGATTACGCACTAGCCAACAACTCCAGAGGGCTGGCAAGATGGCACGCAAGTACACCCGTAAGCCGCCGGAAGCACCCCAGCCAGTACGGACGCCTCCCCTTCAGTTCGCCTATCGGTTCGAGGCTCGCAACCAGCCCCAGCGGGAAGCACAGTTCCTCTTTTCCACGGCGGACGTGCTGGGGCTGATCGGTCCTGCTGGCTCGGGCAAGACGGTTGCCGCTGTGGCTCTCGGGGTTGGCGAGGTGTTCGCCCGACGAGCCGAGCGGGTGACGGTGATTCGCCCCTGCGTCGAGGCGGGAGAGAATCCCCTGGGCTGGCTGGGTGGCTCGCTCGATGACAAGATGGACCCGCACTATCAGGTCTTCCACGAGGCGATCGCTCGCGTGTCCTTCGGCTTTCCCGCCAGGTGCCTGCGCCGGCTCGCGATCAACTTCGTCCGTGGGATGACCTTCACCGATGAGATTGTCATCGTGGACGAGGCACAGAACTTCACGCTCAAGGAACTGCGGTTGCTTCTCGAGCGCCTGGGCGAGCGAGCACGGATTATCTTCCTCGGCGATCCCGAGCAGCCGGACGTGGGCAACTCCGGGTTGCTGGAGTTTTTCTACCGGCTCGACGGTGCCTCTGGCGTGGCTCGCGTGGACTTCTCCGACGCCGATATTGTGCGTCATCCACGGCTCAAGGAATGGCTCCACCGGCTGCGATAATCGCGATGGGATTGCTGCCTGTGGTGTAATCGGGTGCATCCCCCGACCCTGGAGAGAGCCATGCTTGGACAAGCCGATGTAGCGATCAAAACCGGCTGGCAGGTGCTCGCCGATTTTGGGCTGGGAGCCTTTTTTGCGATCTCCCTTCTCGGGAGTCTCCTTGTCTCAGCCTACTGGGCAATCACGGTTTACCTGCCCAAGATCGAGGCGGAGCGGAAGGAGACACGCGAATCCTTCCTGGCTGCTCTGAGCCAGCAGCAGAAGGGTTTCGAGAACTCCCTCTCGACGATCGAGGCGAGGTGGGGGCAAACCACGCAAGCCATCTGCGACCGGCTCGACCGGCTCGCGATGCGAGTGGACGTGCTCGATGCCCGCCGGCACCCGCAGCAGTCAGCGGAGCCGTGGGTGAAGCGGAACCATAAGGAGGACGGCGAATGAGCGAGGTCGTCCTCCACACGGGCGATTGTTTGGACGTTCTTCGCACGCTGCCCGATTCGTCGGTCGATGCGGTCGTGACGGACCCGCCCTACTTCAAGGTGAAGGGTGACGTTTGGGACAACCAGTGGGCGAACCCCGACCTGTTCATTGATTGGGTTCGTCGCAGCGTGCAGGAGTGGTATCGGCTGCTCAAGCCGAACGGGTCGCTCTACTGCTTCGCCTCGCCCAAGATGGCTGCACGGGTGGAACTGGTCGTCGCGGAATGGTTCAACGTGCTGAATCAGATCGTATGGGTGAAGGGCGACCGCAACGGCAACGGGATGCACTCCCGTCAGTGCAAGGAAGAATGTCGCGGATGGTTTCCCCAGACCGAACGGGTCATCTTCGCCGAGCATTACGGGGCGGACAACATCGCCAAGGGCGAGGCGGGCTACGCTGCCCAGTGCGACAAGTTGCGAGGGTTCGTGTTCGAGCCGGTTTGGCGATACCTCGTCAATGAGTTCAAGGCGTCCGGGCTGACCCGGCGAGAAGTTGACGAGCGGTTTAACACTGCCAACGTGTCGCAGTATTGGCTCCAGCCTCGTGGATTTATCATCCCGACTGTCGAGAAATACGCAGGGTTGCAATCGTTACGCCCGGCGCATTTCCGCCGAGAGTACGAAGACCTCCGCCGAGAGTACGAAGACCTCCGCCGAGAGTACGAAGACCTCCGCCGAGAGTACGAAGACCTCCGGCGTCCGTTCAGCGTCACAAAGGACGTGCAATACACCGACGTCTGGACGTTCGCCACGGTGCCGACACGCAAGGGCAAGCACCCCTGCGAGAAGCCCCTGGACCTGATGCGGCACATCCTCAAGGCGAGCGTCCGACCGGGCGGCGTGGTCCTCGACCCCTTCATGGGATCAGGCACGACAGGCGTGGCGTGTCGGCTCGAAGGGATGCGATTCATCGGCATCGAGCAAGACCCAGCCTACGTCGAGATTGCACGACAGCGGATCGATGCTGTGGACAA